ATGGCAAAGCGAAGTAGTGCTGTGATCGAGGCTCCGGTGGTGGCTGTCGGGGGGGCAGTCACAACGGAGACGGCGTTGGCGGCGAGAACGCCGGATGTGGATCAACTGGTGAAGGTGGCCGTCGAAGGTGGGGCGGCGGTGGAGACGTTGCGGGAGTTGCTGAATCTGCGGCGAGAGGCCAAAGCAGACGCGGCGCGGGACGCCTACACGGAGGCGATGGCGCAGTTCCGAGCCAAATGACCGCCCATCCTCAAGACGCGAGTGGTGGACTTCACCAGCGCGAAAGGACGGACGAACTACCGGCACGCCGGCTTGAGCGAGTCAATCGAGCAGATCAAGACGCTGCTCGGCGAGTGCGGGCTGAGCCATTCCTGGCGGACGGAGCAGCCGGACGGGATGGTGAAGGTGACCTGCACTGTGACGCACGCCTTTGGCCACAGCGAGTCCACGAGCCTGTGTGCTCCGGTGGACCTGTCGGGCAGCAAGAATCCGATCCAGGCGATCGGGTCCACGGTGACGTACCTGGAGCGGTACACGCTGTTCGCCTTGTTGGGTCTGGCGGCACAGGAAGAGGACGATGACGGCCAGGAGGCCGGCGGGAACGGGGTCATTTCCGTGGAGCAGCAGACGGAGATCGAGCGGTTGCTGAGGCAGACCAAGTCGAACAGGCAGCGGTTTCTGGCGTGGGTGGGCGTCGAGGGCGTCGAGGACATTCCGGCGAGCCGGTACGACGCAGTCGTGACAGTCCTGCGGAGGAAGTCGGCATGAGCGTGCTGGTGGAGGTGGAACAGAGATCGGATGAATGGCTCAAGCTGCGGTGTGGCGTGGCGACGGCAAGCTGCTTCGACAAGATCATCACCCCGGCGACCGGCAAGGCAAGCGCGTCGGCGGTGGCGTATCGACGCGAGTTGCTGGCGGAATGGCTGACAGGGCAGCCGGTGTCGATCAAAGAGTCGGGCTGGATGCAGCGGGGCACCGAGATGGAGCCGGAGGCGCGGGCGTTCTACGAGTTCGAGGCGGACGCCGAAGTCGTGGAGACAGGGATTACGTTTCTGGATGAACGCCGGCTGATCGGGTGTTCGCCGGATGGACTGGTGGGCGACGACGGCCTGTTGGAGATCAAGTGTCCTGCGCCGCACACGCATGTTGGTTATCTGATCGACAGCCGATTGCCCACGGCCTACATCCCCCAGGTCCAGGGGTGTCTGTGGGTGACGGGGCGGCAGTGGTGCGACTTTGTGTCGTACTCGGACACGACGGAGTCGCTGATTGTCCGGGTGCGCCGCGACGAGCCGTACATCGCGAAGATGGCGACGCTGATCGAGGCGTTCGTCGCGACGATGCTGCAAGAACGGGAGATCCTGCTGTCACGGGGGATTGGACCCAAGCAATAAAGCGTGGTGTGGCAGGGCTGGGCCAGGCCCGGCGAGACATCGCGACGCATCGCAAGGCAAGGGAAGTTTTCTGAGGTTCATGGATGGACTTCTACGGAGAGACGGCAGACGGAGAGCCGCTGGCCGATTGGCCGGCGATTCACCAGCGATGTGCGAAACACGAGCGGTTTGTGGTGCGTGTCGAAAAGTACGACGAGAAACGAGAGGTGACGCTAAAGCAGTACGCTTACTTTCACGGCGTCGTGATCCCGGTGCTCACCGAGGCGATGTCGTGTTCCAGGTGGGAGGCGGAGTTTTGGTGCAAGCATGAATGTGGCAAGGAATGGGAGCTTGTCAAGAAGGTTGGTCCCGACATGTGGGTGGAGTGCTCAAAGACGAAGCTCGATGTTCAGCAGTTCAACCGCTGGCTGGAGAACATTTGGGACAAGACCGACAAGAAGGGAGTACACATTCCGGCACCGGACAAGGAATGGTGGCGAAAGAAGATCGAATAGTCGGGGCATGATTTCGCATGGCCCGGCCCGGCCCGGCGACGCACTGTGTGGTTAGGCGTGACAACGCAAGGCAAGGTGGTTTTTTGAGAACGTGACACTTTTGGGAGACGAATCATGGCAGCGTTCAATCAGGTGTTGTTGATGGGCAACGTGACCAGGGACATTCAACTGTCGTACACGCCGGGCGGCACGGCGGTGGCCGACTTCGGGTTGGCGGTCAACCGCAAGTGGAAGGATCAGGCCGGACAGCAGAAGGAAGAGGTGTTGTTTGTCGATTGCCGGGCCTTTGGGAACATGGCCACGACGATCAACCAGTACATGCAGAAGGGTTCGCCCATCTTTGTCATTGGACGACTAACGTTCGACCAATGGACCGCCCAGGACGGCACGAAACGGAGCCGGCATCGGGTGGTATTGACGGGGTTCCAGTTCATGCCGAGCGGCAATCAGGGCCAGCAGCAGGGCAACGGTGGCCGACAGCAGCCCCCGCAGCAGCAGGCTGCGCAGGGCCAGCAGCAGGCTCCGCCGCCACAGGGCCAGCGACAGCCAGGATGGGACGATGACTTCGGGCCTCCGCCCACCGACGACTCGATCCCATTTTGATTCCACGCGAGACAAGGAGGTTTGACGTGACAGAGTTGCACGTAGTGCGAAGCAGCAACATTGATGAAGTGCTACATGAGTTCGCGAAGATCCTTTGGACCGAACACGGAGAAACCGTGGTCGATGCCGCTACCGATACGCAGTTGAAGGAGGTGGTTGCGCTGTCCAGCGACGATCTGCTCGGCATCGGTTTCCGGGCGGGCGTTCGTATGGCGATGGCCAAGATGTTGTCCGGCAACGTGGAGGTGGAGTTCAGGCATGACAAGAAGGCCGAAGTACCCAAGGAGAATGCCCCCCAGGCGAGTGCCGTGTGCACGCCTGTACGATCCCTGCCAGGACTCGCGCTGCGATGGTTGCGGCGGCGCTTTTGGGGCCGGTGATATCGTCGTGGTCTGCGAAACACAGGTGAACGAGTTTCGCGACGACGACTTGGTGAAGATGTATCACGCACAATGCCATGACCGAGTTTGAGCAATTGTCTCTGTGGGTGGTCGGTCACAGCGTCCACGACGATGAGCGTGGCCTGTGCTGCGCGGACTTCTCCTGTTGCCGGCCGCAGTTGCAGGTGGATCAGGCGACGCGGTGGAGGTACATGAGCGCGTACATTTCTGCGTGCGGCAGACCAGGGAACGAGGACACGATTCGTGGGCAACTTCTGGTTTGGCAGATGCGAGTGATGTTTCTGGAACGGCTTATTCGGTGTTTTGCAGAACATCTGCAAATTGAGTGATGCAGTTTTTTATCGAGGCCGGGCGGGGCACGGCTGGGCTGGACCCGACGACGCTTGGCTCGGCAGCGCAAGGCAAGGGAAGTTTTTCACTTGAAGGGATTGGTTGTGTTCGACACGGATGTTCCGCCTCTGTTTCGACAGGCGTATCGTAATTCTGACCCCCCGATATCGGTGATTGCGGCCGAGGACGTCACTTCCAGCGGCAAGCGGCTATCTCAGTGCAGGCGTATCGTAACGGTTCTGGTCAGCCACGGTATTGATAAGCCCGTAGAGGCTCTGACCTTCGCCGAGATCGCTTGCCTGCTGGACTGGCCGCACGATCACGTTCACAAGCGAATGAAGGATTGCCAACGGTGCGGGCCGTGGCCGGTGGATGGGGTGCTGTATGGGGTCCGGGTCGGGGGTGCCCGGACCTGCACGAAGCGGGGGACGAGGTGTTCGACGTACTTTGTGAGCCGGGAGAGGCTGGTGTAAGAATCAAGATTGGCTAGCGAGGCGAGGCCGCTCCTGGCACGGCCCGGCAACGCGGCGCAACGCGCGGCGACGCAACGCAAGGCAAGGGAATTTGTGAGGTGGGAACAAACTGATAGCCAGGTTAGGTGAGGTGTGGCCCGGCAAGTCCTGTCGACGCAACGCAAGACAAGGGGTTTTTGAAGGAGAACGAAGTCATGAAGACCGTGGTGGCGACGCTCAGATCAACAGCACCGTACAGTCAGAGCAGGCACTATGACGTGGCGAAGTTGAACAAGGAGTCCGCCAAGGACTACGAGGAACGAACGTGGCGGAACCGTCTGCACGTCAACAAGGCGGGACAGGTCTTTATCCCGCCGATGGCGTTCAAAAACTGTATCGCGGAGGTGGCGAAGTACCTGTCCATCCAGATTCCGGGCAAGGGCAAGAGCACCTACACCAAACACATCGAGGCGGGACTGATGGTGATTGACCCGTTGGTTCTGCCGATCAAGCCGGACGAGGTCGAGGGGGAGTGGCTGTTCGTGCCCTCAGACGGCAAGCGAGGCGGCGGCAAGCGGGTATCGAAGTGCTTCCCGTGTATTCCGGCATGGGAGGGCACGGTGACGTTCTACGTGTTGGACGAGACCGTGACGAAAGACGTGTTCATCAAACACCTGGAAGAGGCAGGCAAGTTCATCGGTATCGGTCGATTCCGTCCCCGCAACAACGGCTACTATGGCCGGTTCGAGGTAACGAAGGTGACGTGGGACGTGTGACACGAAAGTGGTCGTGTTACGGCGATGTGAGGCGTCGCTGCGCCTCGCGACGCCGGGCAAGGCAGGGGCTTTTTGTGAGGTGGAAGCAAGCGGATGGCGTGGCCCGTCGCGGCAGGTCGAGACGTTGTAGGGCGTGGCTGGTTTTGGCATCGCAAGGCAAGGGAGTTTTTGAAGGGAAACACGGATGCAAACGGAAAGTGTAAAGGCGACGGCGGTGCAGCAGGGCATGAGACTGGCGACGGCCAAGCTGATCGAGGCGCTCAAGGACGGCAAGGTCGGTGACGTGCTCACGGACGAAGAGATGTTCGCAATCTGCGAGAGGAAGACGATGCCCGATGGCGACGGGTACGGAAACCTCCAGTCGGCCATTCGGCACGTGGAGAAGAACTATGGGCTCGTCTGGCGGCGTGTGGCGGGGGCGAGATGTATCAAGTGCCTTGATGGCGTCGAGCGGTGCGGGGTTATAGCCAGCAACCGCAGGCACATCGGCAAGGTGGCGCGTCGGGCGGTGGCTGTGGGTCGGACAATCCAGGTGGATGAGCTTCCTGAATTGGAGCGGGCCACGGCTCTGGTGCAGGTGGCACAGTTGCAGGCAGTAGAGCAGTTTGCTCGGACCCAGACGACCAAGCGGCTGGTGGCTCGCAAGGCCACAGGCGCGCCGGATATGTCGAAGCTGCTGGAGGCGTTTACGAAATAGCGTGTGGCGTGACAGGGCAAGATCTGGCAGGGCAACGCTGCGCGACGCAAGGCAAGGGAAGTTTGATGGATCGGATGGGATCAACGGAGTGATGATGGGTAAGGCACCGGCATTTCAGTTCTATCCGAACGACTGGCTTGGTGATGCGGAACTGAGCATGTGTTCATTCGCAACGCGGGGGATCTGGATCACGATGATCTGCCGGATGTGGTACGCCAAAACCAGAGGTCAGTTGTCGGGAACACGCGAGCAGTTGTGCCGACTTTTGGGCTGCACGGCCGCTGAACTGGATGAATTTTTGCGCGAAAACAGCGTTACAAAATTCGCAGATGTAACGGAATGCAACGAGAGTGTAACAGTGATAAACCGGCGTATGCGAGAGGATGATAAGTCACGGAATAATGGAAAGTTACGTGTCAGGCGGCACCGGGAGAAACGGGCCTGTAACGCAAAAGTAACGCCCCCTTCTTCTACTTCTATTTCTACTACTACTCCCTACGGTCGTAGTAGTAACGGCGACGACGACGGTAACGGGCAGGTTGGCGCGGTGCCTGTTTCGAATCCTCATTTTGAAAAACACACCCGGACGTTGATCGACACGTGGAACATCTTTGCGGAGAAGAAGGTCTCACCGGCAGAAGAGATGGCGGTCGATCGCGAGTACGTGCCCCTGATAACCGGGGTGCCGCCGAACCGATTCACGCCGGAGGAATTGCTGGGGGCCGTCGAGAACTACCGCCATGCCCTTGCTGTGCCGCACAGCCAAGCCCACCACCACACGTTGGCCGGTTTCTTCCAGCGAGGGACATTCCGCAAATACTGCCCCGGTGTCTACAACCCGGAGCATTTTGACAGCAGCCCGCACAAGAAGACCGGCCGTGATCGAGACATGAAAGCCGAGATGGAGGCGTACTATGCTGCGAAGTCAGGCGATTGACTTGGCCAGTGAGTTCAAGGCCCTGTACGACGCCTGGGAGCCGAGTCCGGCGGAGGTCGATCTGTACGTGGACTTGTTCCAGCGTTTCGAGACGGCCTTGGTCGATGAGGTCATACGGAAGTACCGCGTCAGTCCGGCCGGGGACAGGCGGGTGCCGAAGATTTCGACGCTCAAGGGGCTGCTGTTCAAGGCGGCGGCGCAGAAGGCGGCGGAAGGCGGCAAGATCAAGTCGGGTCCAAAGCTGGCGTATCGCATCGAGAGTGTCGACGGCAAGTACAAGCTCGAGTTCTGGTGGCCGGGAGGCTGTCCGATGCCGGAGTGGGACGAGTTGCTGGAGAAGCACGCCTCGAAGGCTCTGGGCAAGGTGGTGGAGGTTAACGCCGGCCAGTGGATCATCGTACGGCCCCAGCCGGACAAGCCGATGGGCCAGTTGCGGGGACGCAGGGCCATGCTGGAGGCAGAGGCAGTCATTGTGATGCAGCCGGAAGAGACGGTGGGTAAGACGTGGCTAGCGGGGTACTACGAACAGAAAAGCAAGCGATCGAGTGTTGCCGGGATGGTGGCGAAGTTGGGGGCCGACATGGTCGCGAAGGAGGCTCCACGCAAAACGGTGGGGCAGATGGTACGGGAAATGATGGCCGGCCGTCGGGCGGAAGAGACGAAGGTGTTCGCGCCCGAGCCGCTGCCGGAATGTGAGCACGCCGGGCTGAGTGACGAGCAGTTCTTTGCGGCCAATCCGGTCGAGTTGGACGGGGCGTTTTGACCTGTGGTTTTTGGGATTTCTGTTTTTGAAAGGAGGCAAACATGCCTGATGCAGTCAACGGTTTCCTGGAGCAGCTTGCCAGGACGCACAACAACACGGTGGAGGTGGCCAAGCGGCTGCTCGACGGCACCGAGCACCTGGAGGTCACGTTCAAGCAGGAGGTGGTTCAGCCGATCCTGGCGGAGAGTCCGCCGCGGGCTCACGTGTTCTGGTCGGTGGACGGGTTTATCGAGTACCTCCAGAAGTATGCCACGGACGACCTAGTGGTGCTGGCGGACCCGACGGCCGGCGCGATGCAGGCGGTGCTCAACGAGATGGCCCTGAACGGCTTTGAGGTCGTGTCCTTCGAGCCCCTGTACCACCCCCTGTTTGGGCCGTGGTCGGACTGGATCGGCGGCGAGCCGCGCGACATCAAGGCTTTCGCCAAATTCGTGCTGGGGCAGCGGCATGTGATTGTGGAGCCGGACCCGAGGATGCTGGCGATGATGCTGTCTCAGATTCGGGTCAGCAAGAAGGTCGAGGCGGCGGCGGGCTTTGGTGCCGAATCGACCAACGGCGTGATGATCGAGACGAAGATCAAGGGACAGGTCCAGAACACGGTGGTGGACCTGCCCGAGACGATCTCGATCGAGTGTCCGGTCTTCATGGACTGCGAGCCGGCCCGGATGGAGGTGTCGCTGGTGATCGAGGACGCCGGCGGGGTACTGGTGCAGTTGATCTCGTCGGATGTCGAGCGTGAGAAAGTCGCGGCGACGCATAGGGTGCTGGACAAGGTCTCGAGCACGTTGGCTGCGGTGGTGAGCCTGGGTACGGTCGAGCACGGCCAGTGGTCGTATGTCAGCCGCAAGAACGACGGCTCGTTAGCGTAGCCGGTGAGTCGTCCGGCGAGGGCTGCTGTGTGCCTGAAGGCCGGGAAGTGGAACCATCAGTGAAAGGAAAAAAACGTGAAGACGAAGATGTCGAAGGTTGTGGTGCCGGCCGGTGAATGCCGGGCGGTGCTGGATGCCATGGTCAAGGGGGACTTGCTGGCCCTGGCCAAGATCAAGGGGGTGTCGGTTCGCGGCTCCAAAACGGCGGTGATCGGCCGCATGGCGGCGGCCAAGGCGCTCATCTACCTGGAAGTCCCGGTGGGGATGGACGGCAAGAGAAAGGGGGCCAAGTGAGCCAGTTTTCGTTTGTGCCACTGGAAGGCATCGGCCAGTTCAACCAGGGCAAGGTGTACGAGGACTTCATGGAAAAGCTCGCCACCTTGCAGGACGAGTATGTCAAGTACCTGCGCAAGTACGGTGTGCGGGCGGCGAAGAAGAAGGCGAAGCTGACGTTGACGGTCGAGTTCTCGGCAGACGCCGACAGTCTGGTGGCGATGGTCGAGGACCATGAACCATGCTCGGTGGACATCGCGTGCGATATCGTGGTTGCGCCGCCGAATCCGCCGGCGTACACCAGCGTGGCGAGCGTCGACAGCAGCCCGAGCAGGGGCCGCGAGTGCCTGTTCGTGCAACGGGGCGGCTCGAAGATGGATTCGCCGCATCAGGGGACGCTGCTGACGGACGATGGACGCCATCGCGTGGATGTCGAGACCGGGGAGATACTGGAAGAGGCTCAGGCGTAGTTCTCGGGGGAGGGGTTCCGGGTGGTTTGTCGTGATGTTTTGGGCAAAAACGGCTCGCGTACTTCTACAGGCCTCTATATGCCTCTACGAGCGACGAACGGCCCGGACCTCCCCCGCACCCTCGCGAAGTGCAGTTCAGGGCGTCCAGCCCCAAGATCGGGGCTTCCTGGGCAAGCATGAAGGGATTCAAAGACGAAAGGAATGTTGGATGGCAACCTTTGGCAGGGGCGGGCGGATTCGCCCGCGAAAACGACAAGCACCGGGCACGATGAACCAGACGGAGGCGGCATATGCGGCGCGGTTGGCATTACTCCAGCGCGCCGGGGAGATCCGATCGTTCCGCTTTGAGCCGATCAAGTTCCGGCTGGCCGACCGGACGTTCTACACGCCGGACTTCATGGTGGTCATGGGCGACGAGATTCAGTTCCACGAGATCAAGGGTTGGATGCCCGAGGACGACGCCAACGTGAAGATCAAAGTGGTGGCCGAGATGTACCCCGAGTTCCAGTTCCAGATGGTGTTCGCCGAGGTCAGGCGGGGGGAATTGAGAATCACGAAGGTGCGGGAGTATTGACGGAGCGGATACGAAGGGATGCAAGCAATGCCAAGGATCAATTGGAGTACGGTGGGGGTCATATTTGTGCACCTGATGCTGTGGTGTGCGTTCGTTGGTGGTGTGGCGCTGATTGTAAGGGTGTGTCGATGAAAACGGTGTGTGTCGATTTGGATGGCGTGCTGGCGCAGTATGACGGGTGGAAGGGCGAGCCTCAAATCCGGCAGGGGGCATCGTTAGTTCCGACTTGCGCACAACCCGACAGGCGGCATCGTCAATCCAAACGAAAAAACGCGAAACTGCCGCCGGGGGGCAGCGCGTCGACCGTCTACAATTGGGTGGACGAAAAATGCCGAAAATCGAGTTGGCCGCACCTTCGTAATGAGTGTGTACGCCCGCGCAGTACGCGATCCCGTTCGTGAATACAATCCCTCAGACCGGGGGCCAATCGACGGTCGTAGCCGCCTCGTTTACCCACGTAGCGAGCCGGCCACGACGCGATCGACCCGCAGGGCCATGCGGACGCTATGCGCATCGAGGGGTTCGCGGGGCGTGTACGGGGCGTACGACAGGGGGCGAAAACACCTTATTCCGACAGGTGGCATCGTTAATCCGAGGCCCAGTCGGGCAAAATAAAGCGGGACGAATCCGGTGAATCCTATCAGGACAACTGGCATCGTCCATTGGTGAACCAACGGAGTGTGGCCGAACATGACCAATGAAGAATACCGCAAGCAGCGTGGCACAGAGCAGCCGTTCCAGGGGACGGACAAGCAGGTCAAGCGTCGCTGGTACGAGATGAACAAGGAGGCCATCTTGGCCCGCCGCAAGAGAGAGAAGGCCTTCAAGGGCACCAGATGGTCCCGGTTGGACCGCCGGACGAATCCCGAGCTATATGAAACCGATGACGAGGATTGATTCATGGCCCAAGTGCTGTGCGAGATGAAGTCAAACGGACTGTGCCGTGAGACAGAGAACGGCTGTGTCCATGCCGCGCCCCATGCGGCCATTGCCCAAAGGGGCGGCGGGACATGCGAAAACTCCGGGGAGTGTGTTCTGTGGGGCGAGGTTCGGTGCGTGTTGGCGACAACGAACGGGAAGACGGTCTGACATGAAGGCGAGAGTGATTTTAGGGTGTGTCGCGGTGCTGTGCTGTGTCTGGCTTGGATGCTCACAGGGATACTCGCCGTGGACAGAGCCGGAAGTTGTGCAGTGGCAGCTTGAGCACCCCGAGAGCACCGACCCGCTGGCCGACTACATTCAGGACAACCGCCAGCCATCGAAGCGGAGGCAACGGGTGTGGCAGGCACGGAAGAAGTGTCGCTGGCTTGGAAAGGAGTAGCGATGGGACGGACCCGCACGAATGAGTCGAACTGGTGGCGCGGGGAGGGTGAAGAGGTGGAGCAAGAGGCGATGAAGGTGTTGACAGCCACGGCCAAGACGACGCTGCGGCGGCTCGATCCTGATCGGTCGAATTTCGTGGAGGAAGGCGACTTGATTTCGGAAGGATGGTTGACATCCATGAGGTATGCCGTGGGCGGGTTGCAGCAATGGGAGGCCCGGTTCTGTATGCAGCACATGATGGAAGAGTATTGGCGGCTGCGCCACCGATCGTTTGCGTGCAGCCGGAACCGGGGACAGATTGTCCGGCTCAGCGACGACTATGACTATCCGTTGGTATGGAATGGCAGTTATTGGGGTGTGCGGTGCCTGGACCTGTGGGACCTGATTCGTGTGCGATGCACGCCAAGGCAGCGACGGATGGTTCTGGCTCGATGGGAGGGTCGCGACCGAAAGGAGATTGCGGGCCAGGAAGGCCTGTCGGGAGAGACGGTGCGATTGGAGACCGTCGAGGTACGCAAGCATCTGGTGAATGAGAATCTTTGACATGGACTGGATAGACCTTAACGAGGTGATATACTTGGGCTATGCAAAATGGCCTGCGGTCATGCAAGGTGCTGGCGATCCGTCGCAAGATCGGCTCTTGTGTCATGGGAGCGTTGCGGAGGATGAAGCGCGACGACATTTGATCTTCGATGCCTCATGTGAAGTCCACCCTCACTGGGCGGCGACCTTGAGTCATCGTCTTTCCCTTGGCCCCCGTCTCATCAACGGGGGCCTCTACTCATTTGGATGGTCTCGTACATGCTTCTTGGGCTTCTACCGGCACATCCAGCACTTCTATATAGAAGTATCTTTTCTTCAACCTATGCAGTGAGAGGTGGTTATGAAGCGGCAGGAGATTCGATGGGTAGTGGCGGTGTATGTGTGGTTGTGCTGGGGCGGATTGGCGCGGGGCGGGCAGGTCGATTGGATGGACGTGACGTGGCAGGCCATCTGTTGGGTGGAATCGCGAAACAACCCCCATGCCTACCATGCGGTGGAAGAGGCGGCCGGGATTGCCCAGATTCGGCCGCCCTACCTCCAGGATGTGAATGAGTACCTGGGAGCGACGGTGTTTGCGCTGGAGGATCGGTACGATCCGCAGGCGAGCCGGGCGATGTTTGAGGCGTATATGGAGCGCTACTGTCCGGGCGGCGGGCCGGAGCAATGGGCAAGGTGTCACAACGGAGGGCCTGGCGGACCACAGAAGACGTCCACGTGGGACTATTGGCAGCGGGTGCGCCAGGTGCCCGCCTTGGCGAAACTTCTGGACCAGGGGTCATAACATTTTGGGATATTCCGGGCTTTGTCTATTGACAAAGGCGGTATACCAGATATACTATATAGGGAATCAATTACCTATGCAACCTCAATAGGAAAGGGAAAGACGATGTAGATCAACAAGAAGGTCAAGCTGCAATTGGTGGGTCTGGACGGCAACGCGTTCGCTCTGATGGGGGCGTTCCAGAGGCAGGCTCGCCAGGAGAAGTGGACGCCGGACGAGATTCAGGCGGTGCTCGATGAGTGCATGGCAGGGGACTACGACCACCTGCTGCGCGTTCTGATGGAGCACACGACCGAGTGAGGCGGTGATTGGCAACGATAGCCGGATGCTCCGGCCTCCCTTTGAAAAGGGAATGACGATGGCAACCAAACAGCAGGTCATGCAGATGGCAGACAAGTACGGGATTATCGTAGTGGACACCGGTGGGAAGATCACGGTTGATCTGCCCGACGGATATGTACTGGCGGGGTCGGGCCTGCATTTCCTCGACCTCTACTACGATTCTCCGCCGGGGGCCTGGAAGAAGCCGGATGCATGGCAGGCAATCCTGGACGACATCAGCGACGGGATCGAACCATGTACGGACCCGGACTGTGACTGTTGCGGAGCGAAGGAGCAAGGCGATGAACGAGCTACTTTGTGAACTGCAAAGGGAGTTGTACCGGCTGGCAGAACAACTCGGTTCGGATGTGCGGCCGGGGCATCCTGAGTACATCAGCAAGCACGCGGCGGCGGGCTGGTGCGAGGCGCTGGCGAACCGAATGGGTGAAGTGGCGGCGGCAATGGAAACGAACGGGACAAGCGATGGCAGCGAAGCGAATGACCAAGCATGACATCATGCGGATCATCCAGGATGCAGGCCGGCAAGCGAGTTTTGTGGGCAATGTGATTCTGTGTCATCACCGCAGGCCGTGGGCAAAGCTGCGGGGACTGGCGCAGTTGATTCTGGATGGTCACGATGTCCGGGCGGCACAGTTTGACCTGGACGTGCTGGTGGTGGATGGCCACCGCACGGAGTGGGCAGTACTGGAACAGTAGTCGTCTTTCTCAGGGGGCAGGGCGTGCCTGCCCCCACACTGGGATCAAGTGACAAAGGAAGGGAGCGTGTTATGCGAGTAGTCGAAGAACCGAAGGCGGCGGAGGTCATGGAGCCGTCGGACCTGATTGAGGTCGAGAAGATCAACGTGGTCGAACTGTTCACCGGGGGCGGTGTGAGGGAGTTGATCGCAAAGATCCAGGAAGCCGTGCGGAAGCATGTGCCGGACATCTCGAATGATGCCGGACGCAAGGCGGTGGCCAGTTTGTCCCGTAAGGTGTCGAGTGCGAAGGTGCTGGTGGACAACCTGGGCAAGGACCAGGTGGCCGAGTGGAAGGCCAAGGCCGCGAAGGTGGACGCCGGCCGCAAGATCTGGCGGGATGCGATGGATGCGCTGCGGGATGAGGCGCGAGAGCCGTTGACGAAGTGGGAGGCCGAGCAGGAACGTCTCGCCGAGGAAGCTCGCCTTGCCGCCGTGAAGGCCCAGGCCGAGGAAGAGGCGTATGCCGAAGACGCTCTCCGCCAGCGGGAGCGAATCGTCCGCGAGAAGGAGGCCGAGCTGGCCCGGATCGAGGAAGAGAACCGACGCAAGGCGGAGGCCGAGCGGGCCGAACGCGAGCGGGCTGAACGCGAAGAACGGATTCGCCGAGAGGCCGAAGAGAAGGCCCGGTGCGAGGCGATGGCCGAGGCCGAACGCAAAGAGCGCGAGCGACTGGCGGCGGAAGAGGCGGAACGCAAGAGGTTGGAGCGTCTGGCGGCGAACGCCAAGCACCGGGAGCGGATTCACCGGGAGGCGCGGGAGTCGCTGGTGATGCTGGACTTCACGCCCGAGCAGGCGGCGTATCTGGTCGAGAAGATTGCGGCCGGTGAGGTGAACAACGTGAGGATGGTCCACTAAGGCGGATGATGGCGGACACGGAAACCATTCGAGTGAAGCTGCGGAAGATTGCCGCCCTGGCCGAGAGGGGTGTGGGCGGGGAGCGTGACAACACCAAGAGCCAGTTGAATCGGCTGTTGGCCAAGCACGGGCTGACGATGGAGGACCTGTACCCCAAGCAGGATGTGGAGTACCACGAATTTGTCTGCGCGAATCAAAGGGAGCGGACGATTCTGGTGCAGTGCGTGGCAAAGGCGATGGGGCTTTCCGAGGTCACTTACTACAAGGTCCGGCGGAGGCCGAGGTGCATCGGGATCAAGTGCGGTCGTATCGACTTCATCGAGATCGAGCACATGTATCGGCACTTCCGCAGGCTGCTGCGAGAAGAAGAGAAGCGGCTGGTGGATGCGTTCATTTGCAGGCACGAGTTGTACGGGCCGTCCGATGGACAGTCCGACGGGGAGCCGTTGAGCTACGAAGAGTACATGGCCCTACGGAGGTTGGCGAACGGGATGCGGGACTCAAACTACGTGAGCACGCGCCGCATGTTGGGCGGCAAGGGAGGTGACCAAGGCGCATGAGCGATACGACGGACGTGTTCCAAGCGATAAGGGCCGATCGACAGGCTCGAGGACAGGCGAACCGTGAGAGGGCCATCGAGGATCTCGAGACGGCGCGGGCGCTGGCTCACAAGCACAGTCTGGCTCTGGTTCAATACGGGGAGGTTCATTATGCCCTGATCCGCTACGCGAACGGTAAGGCGTTATGGCGTCACCACCTCTACCCAGGCAACCAGAGGATCTGCATGGACCGGCACATGCCCGCCAGGGCACCATTCTTGAAAGTGCCGTTCGACTGGACCCTGATGGATGTAGTGAAGGCGGCGATCAAGGAGATGAACGAATGAGCAGGACGGATTGCTTCACGATGTCGGATGCGCAGTTCTCGCCGTGCCGGACGTGGCGGTACACACTGACGCGGCAGTGGGGACCGCTGCTGTCGACGGTAAATTTCCTCTGCTTGAACCCTTCGATCGCTGATGAAACGACCCTGGACCCCACGTGTCGGAGGTGTGTTGGATTCGCGAAGGCGTGGGGCTTTGGCACCTACGTGATGACGAACATCTTCGGCTACCGCTCCACGGACCCGAAGGGGCTGCTGGCGACGGATGATCCGGTGGGGCCGGAGAACGACGTGGCGATTCGACGGGTAGCCTTCAATGCGAGCTTGGTCGTCGCGGCATGGGGTGTCCACGGGGCATTGAACGACCGCGGTGCGCAGGTGACGAAGATGCTGCGAGAGATCGGCGTGGCCGTGTTCTGTTTGGGGATGACGAAGGCAGGGCACCCCAAGCATCCATTGTACCTGCCGAAGAACGCGAAACCGCAACTGTATAGGGGAATGATTCTATGAGATTGTCAAAGCAGACGGAGGTGGCGATTGATGCACTGGTATACATGGGCCGGCGGGGTGAACAGGTGACCGTACAAGAGGTCGAGGCGGCCTTGGGGCGAAGAGGCGATACGTGGCCTGCGTTGCGGGCGTTGTCGCTGGCGGGCATCGTGGCGTCCAGGGTGGGCCGGACGGGCGGGTTTGTGCTGGCCAAGCCGTTGAAGGAAGTCACGCTCCTGGACGTTCTGACGGCGATCGAGGGACCGCTGTTTCCGGTGGCCCGTGGCTGGACAAAGGCATCAAAGTTGGCATCGGCCCACCTCTTCGATGTGATGTCGAGACACATGTGCAAGATTACGCTGGCCCGCCTGATCAAAGCATCGGAGGCGGCATGAAGCAGCGGCGGAACGCGACGGCGGCACAGTGCGATCGGTTGTGGGGGCAGATCGTGCTGGCTCGGGCCAGGGGGCGGTGTTATTTGTGCAAGCGGATATTGCCGCTGGAGCCCCACCACATCATCTTCCGCAGCCAAACGAGTGACCCGTCGATCCGGTTTGATCCCGACTTCGGGGTGGGGCTGTGCGTGGACTGCCACCATCATGCGACGGATGCGCCGCACGTGAACAACGCCAGATTCCTGTTGGCGATCAGGACGTGGATGGTGGACCGCGACCGGCAGCGGTGGTGGAAGATTCAGCCGTTCCTGTTCCAGGCGGTGCTGCCGTTCTATGGCACGGCAGACTATGGGGAGATGGCCCGGCGGCTCCAGGAGCAGCTTCGAGCGGAGCGGTCTTGGGTTGGAAACAATCCATAACATTCTGGGCATTTCCCGGCTTTTTCCCTTGCTATATGTAGAGATACCCGATATACTATCTATAGAATAAGCAACTTCTTCAACGTCAACAGGAAAGGGCCAGACGATGACGACGACAACAACCAGCATCAGCAACGCAGTCGCGGCCGAAGCCGAGGCTAACATGAAGGTCCTGATGGCCAAAGGGCAGAGCATGGACCTCCAATCGGCGGAAGGCAAGGCGGTGATGGCGGCTTGGAACAACGAGTATGTGATCAAAGAGGCGGCGGAGCTACTGGTTTGCAACATCGAACGGGCCAAGCGGGACCTGGATGACGCCTTGCGGATGGTCGAAGACAACGAGCCGGAGTGTCTGAGTCATTGCGGCGTCTTCCAGGACTTGATTCACGATATGAATACCACGATCGCCGTCATAAAGACCCGCCGGGCGTGCCGCTGTTTCTATGGGGAATGGTTGAAGTAAGGCAATCGCAAGCGGATGGGGCCGGGCAACCACCGGCCCCTCGGACGGAAAGGGAAGAACGATGGACAAGAAGACGAAGCTGACGAGGACCCAGATCAAGGGGCAGGTGCGCATGATTGCGGACGCAGCGGAGGGCCTTCTGTCTTTCAGTGATGAGACGCTCCAAAGGGGGTTTGGTGTCACGAAGGAAGAGGTGCAACGAAACATCGTTGCACTGCTTCAGGGGTTGACGGAAGAAATCTGATGGGTGCTGTAAAGCGGCCAAGGGAAAGACGATGACGACGATTTTGGGATGGACGGTGTTTGTGAGCCCGTGGGTGGCTCTGGTGTGGGCGATTGCGAGAAGCCCGGAATATCAACTTCGCAGGAAAGGGTCGGAACATGGGAAAGACGCATGACAAGGTGGTGGCCCGACAGGTGTTCGAGACGGCGATGGTCTGTAAGCACGTGGTCCGATTTGAGCCGCATGGTCTGGCGGAGGTGGGCAACGAGCTTCTGGACGAAATCGCTTCCGGCATCTCCGTGAGCAAGCGGGCGCTCGAGCTGCTGGACAATCCTCAGCAGATCCTGGTGGCGGTGGAAGCGTAGGAGTGACAGGTTTGCTGTTCAGGGGTCGGGTTGCACCGGCCCCCTTGGGAAAGGAAAGACGATGGAAATGACAGCGGCGTTGCTGAGGCAACTGAGGCCGGAGATTCAGGCGGCGCTGGCCGACCTCGGCAAGAGGTTTGGGGTCGGATTCGAGGTTGGCAGCGCCAGCTACAGCGGCTCGCACGCCACGTTCAAACTGGAGGTCGGCGCGCTGGGCGACAACGGCAAGGTGGTCAGCAAGGAGACGGAGAACTTCAAGTTCCTGGCTCCCATGTACGGCCTGAGCGAGAACGATCTGGGCCGGCAGTTCCTGTTGAGCGGCAAGATGCACACGATCGTCGGGATCAATTCGAACGCAACCCGGTTTCCGATCCTGACGGAGTGTGGCGGCAGGAAGTACAAGGTGCCGGCCGAGTCCGTGAAGAGGGCTTTGACGCAGGCGGCGGAAGGGGGCAACAGATGACATGTCCGAGATGTGGAGCCGAGATGACGAGGGGAGCACCGCACGGCGAGGAATATGACATTCAGTGGGAATGTCATAGGTGCGGGAGGATCATCCTCGAACCAACAAGGCCGCTGGAAGAATAGCCAAGGCAGAAGGAGAATCGCTATGAACAAGCCGATGACTGCTCAGGAGTTTGTTGACAACAACAATCAATGCCCGAAGTGCGGCAGCGAAAACGTGTCGTGGGGCCAGCTTTCCGTGGAAGGTGACAGCACTTTCCAGGATGCGTCCTGCGATGATTGCGATGCGACGTTCAACACGATCTCCCGGTTGGTGGGATACACCCTCTACGAGTGGGGAACGGCGGAGTGCGAAACCCGCACGATCGACGCCGACGAGCCAGAGCCGGGACGACCGAGCGGCGAGTGGATGGAGGTCTTTCTGGGCCTGCTGTCAATCGTGGAGGACGAGTACGAGAGCGACCCGGAGCCAGAGGACATCCCAAGCTGGAAGGATCTGATTGACCGAGCCAACCGGCTGCTTAGGTCCAAACAAGAGCAAACTGAGAAAGGGAAAGACGATGGCGACACCGAGCAAAAGAGAAGTGGAACTTGAGAGGGGCATTGTGGGCATGGCGGGCTACCTTCGATGGGCCTTGGCGAACGGGCTGTCTGTGGAGGCGATGCTTGAGACGTTGGCCCATGACATCGGGGGCCTTGCCAGAATGGAAGAGTGTTTCTGTCCGCGCACGGACAGCTACCGCAAGTACCTGTTTGCGAAGAAGGAGGCGCTGAGATCATGAGCGAAGCCAAAGTAGACAAACCCAAGCACCTCGCCCCCTGGACCTGTCCGAAGTGTGGTGAGCATTGCGGCAGCGAGGACCACAGCTACAAGGACTACGTGGAATCGGTTCGTTATTCGATCACGTGTCCGAAGTGCGGCTGCTGGTTCCACCACTACGAGACGGTCACGTACGAGCCGGCCTGCGTGGAGGTGGACGGCGTGCAGTACGACTATCCGCCGGAGCCGCAGAACGCGACGGAAGACAGTGACAGCGAGTTGTTGTCGGCTGCGGAGCGGGTGCTGGCGAATTGGGAACGTGGCGATCTGGCGGCGGCGGTGCGGGAACTGGACCGGGTCGTCAAGGAGATCAAGGGAGCGTGAAAGGGGCGTAAGAGATGAAGATCCAAGTGCGAAGAGACGTGTTGATCGAGGCGATGCGGCTGATGGAGATGGTGGTTCCGCGCCGGTTTCCCAAGCCGGTGCTCCAGTGCGTGAAGTTGGCGGCAGACCAGAAGGCCGTCACTTTGCTCGGCACGAACCTGGAGACGGCGGTGGAATACGAGGTTCCACAGGTGATGGTCGAAGAGCCGGGCGAGGTGTTGTTGCAGTCGAGCCTGCTCCATGAGATCGCCAGGGCGGGCAAGAGCGACGTGCTGGTGATTCGCTCGACGGAAAGCGGTTGTGAGATCGTGGAAGAAGATGCCCGGTACGGACTGTACGGTGCGGACCCGAGGCAATTCCCGCTGGCTCCCACGAATGAGGACGAGCCGGATGCCGTGGTGGCCCTGGACGATCTGAGGTCCGGGATCAAGCGGACGGCGTTTGCGGCGGCCAAGCAGGCGAGCCGATATGCCATTACGGGGGTGTTCCTCAAGCAGGGCAACGGCAAGGCGGTGCTGGTGGCGACGGATGGGCGACGGCTGGCGTGCTGCCAGGTGGAGGAAGAGGCCCAGATGGAGGCCAAGGGCATCGTGCCGCCCAAGGCGATGAATGTGCTGGCCGGCATTGCCGAGGACGGCAAGGAGCCGGTGCGGGTCACGGTGAAAGAGAGGCAGGCGTGGTTCACGTGCGGGCTGGTGAGGCTGACCACGAATCTGCTGGACGGTACGTTCCCGGATTACACCAGGGTGATCCCGAGGGATTGCCCGATCAAGGTGCAAATGAGCACGGCGGCGGCGTTGGGTGCGGTCCGGCAGGCCATGGTCGGAGTGGAAAGCAATGGCGTGCAGGGCGTGAAGCTGTCTCTGGCCAAGGACCGTGCGGTGTTCGCGTCCTTCGGTGGTTCGGAGGGGTCCGCCCAGGCGTCGCTGCCGGTGGGATATGCGGGCGAGCCCTTCGAGATCGGATTCAAGCCGGAGTACATGATGGATGGGCTGCGGGCGCTGAACGCCGAGGCGTTCGAGCTGGAGATGACCGCACCGGATCAACCGGCCATGATTCGTGGAACGGGCGACTTCGTGTACGTGTTCATGCCGATGAGTCTGTCTTGAGGAAGGAGCAGCGGAACGATGGGACCGTGTCTATGCGGTGACCCGTACTGGTTGCACTTTGACCTCTATTGGGATACGGTCCTTCCGGTGAGCTCATGACTCCGTCGCCCCTTCCTCCTGGCCGTCACGAAGCGTTCTGATTGTCTACAGTGAGCAGACACTTACGTGATCCTTTCATGCGATACGGGAGAATGAACTCATTCTGCTCCGTCCTCTCATATTCGTCCAGGACCGGCGAATAGGTTCGTACCTCAATGCGATCTCCCGAAGGAACAAACGTCATGATCCGAAGATATCCATCTCCCCCATTGTGCCAACCCTGATAGTCGCTCAGAACCTGATGAACTGGGTTTCCATGCTTGCCCCTGCTTGTGAGCCGTCCCACATTGGTGTGTCCACACAGAACCATGAAGACGTTCTCATGTTCCTTAACGAACTTCTCCCATATCATTTGGCCGGTGTTCCCCTGCACGGCGTAATCATCCTTGGCGATGCGTTCATCACCCCTCAGATAGCTATGCGTTAGGACGATGCAGCGCCGGTCGCGATGCTGACTGACGATCTCGGCCGCCCACGCCAACACATTATCCCTTGGCTTGAACTCAAGGGAGAGGATCAGAAACTTCATACCACCCGCGTCGAACAGACAGTAGCTATTGTCGTTGTCCCTAGCCATGTGCCCCCCGTACCAGGGGTATGGCGCAAACCTCGTCGGGCCGAAATATTCGTTGAACAGGGTTTCACGGGACGTGGCACTCTTGCCCGTGGCGGCCGGATCTGGTTCGTACCCCATGTCATGGTTGCCCAGACAAAGAACATAAGGGACCTGCCCGTCGAGCGTCAGAAAGGCCTTGTTGGCGATCTCCCATTCCCCGCGGTAGTCGGTCTGAACGATATCCCCCACGTGAGCCACCATCACGATGTTAAGACGGACCTTGTTGTCCCTGATCCATTCGGTTTGTCGGAAGAAACGGTCTCGCAGGTCGCCGTTGCCCCAACGGCGATCTGCATAGGCAAGCCGTGTATCTGCATAGTTCTGAGTGTCGGGTAAAACCACGAGTGTGAAGGGCCTGGGCGACCCACATCCTCCAAACAAAAGACAGATTGTACAGGCCACCAGTATTGCTGGATAGGAGAGAGCCTTGTGTGTCCTCATAAATAACCTTTATCGTTGAACAGCGTCTTCCCTGACGGTCCTTGGCGTCACCGTAGTTGTCATCTTGCGGATTTTCAGTATTCTGTATTCTATGTAAAGCAGTCCGTCGCGGAAAAGTAAACCTGGAGTATACCATGATGACGAAGAAACTTGTGCTCACTTGCACGGCGCTGCTGACTTGGGTCATTTTCAGCCCCGGCTTTGGCCAAGATTCGCCCAGAGAACGACCCAGTCTGGTCGCCCAGAGCAGTCTGCCAAGCGGCAGGGGTCTTGCGGCCGATTTCAGAGGGGACAAAGGCATCGGATCTCATCCTGCGGTGATCTTCGCCGACTCGTTCGAGGAAGGGGACTTTCGGTCTCGGTGGGACAGCTGTCGCGACAATGACGAGAAGGTGCTTTCCCTCGTGGACGACTCGGAGTCAAGCCCTGTGATAGGTCGTAAGTCTCTCCGTGTGGAGGCCACGCTGGGCCAAAACACAGGTGGTGGCGTTACCAAGTGGTTTGAGCCCTCCGAGACGGTGTTCATCCGTTTCTATACCAAATTCGATCCGACCTGTGACTACTTGCACCACTTCTGTACTCTCCGCGCCAACAAGAGCCTCCAGGGTAAGGACCGCTGGAGCGGATTCGGCGGCGCCGGTATCAAGCCACAGGGCGACGAGAGGTTTTCCACTGCTCTGGAGCCGTGGGGCAACTGGGGTAGGTGGTCTCCCCCTGGCCGCTGGAACTTCTACACCTACTGGCACGAGATGGAAGCAAGTCGAGATGGGAAATACTGGGGCAACAGCTTCCGGCCTGAGACTCAGAATGACATCCGGCGAGGGTGCTGGATCTGCTGCGAATTCATGGTAAAGCATAACACTCCTGGCCAGCAAGATGGGGAGCAGGCGTTCTGGATTGACGGAGATCTTCGTGGCCATTGGAAGGGTATTAACTGGCGTACGAGCGCGACTCTCTGGGCTAATGCCTTTACCTTGGAGAGCTATGTGACCGACAGTTGGACGAAGAACGAGACCAATAATGTTTACTTCGATAATGTTGTAATTGCCCGAGAGTACATCGGCCCGGCTGGACGAGGATAACGGGGGAGGGGGCTGCTAATGGGATCACTCACTTCTTCGGCAACCATCTAATCCGTGAACTCGCATTGCCCTCGGGTAAGCTGTGAGAGGGTCGTAGTAGGCTCGGTGACAGGCTCAGAGGGTGAATCACGTGGGCGGGCGGCGTCTCAGAGTGTACAATAGGGGTCACAGCTCTTGTTGGCCTATGACCCCTGACAATCTTAAAGAGTTCCAAATGGCCTTGCATCAGGGACTGGTTCCATATCTTGGTTGCCTCCTCTGCTCCTTTCAGGCCACACGAAAAGCATGCCCTTGTGACGTGCGTAGGATGCAACGTGCTTTCCACAATCGATCTTGACGGGCATTCTGCGAAGGGCTACGTTGGGAACGTCTGCAGAGTACTCCACGGGCACCCGCTGTATGTGACCGTGCCAATGAGGAGGAACTGACTTGAAGTACAACGTGTCAATGTCACCGCAACCTGTGTTGGAGATCAGATGATGCGCAAAGCACATTCCCCTATCCATCGCCGTCAATTCCTTGCCCATGCCGCTCTGGCAGGGGTATTCACCATCGTGCCGCGTCGGGTGCTGGGCGGCGTCCGATACATCGCGCCCAGCGAGACAATCCAAGTTGCCGGTGTCGGTATCGGCGGCGTCGGCCACGGGCAAATCCAGAGTGTGGCCAAGCAGGAGGGCACGCGCATCGTGGCGTTGTGTGACGTGGACGACGTTTACGCCGCGAAGACGTATGAGAAGTTCCCGGAGGCCGGAACGTATCGCGACTTCCGTGTGATGATGGAGAAGGAGGGCGACAGGATCGACGCGGTCTACTGCGGCACGCCCGACCACACCCACGCGGTCATCGTCTTGCCGGCCCTCAAGGCGGGTAAGCACGTCTGTTGCGTCAAGCCGCTAACGCGGACGATTCGCGAGGAGCGAATATTGGCAAAAGCGGCTGCCAAGGCGGGCGTCGCCACGCAGGTCACCGCCTCGCCGAATACTTCGGACGAAGCGTGCCGGCTGTGCGAGATGATCTGGGACGGAGCAATCGGGGATGTCCGTGAGGCACACGTCTGGTCAAACCGTCCGCTGTGGCCGCAGGGCATGCTCCGCCCACAGGGGCAGGAACCGGTCCCCGATACCTTCGACTGGAACCTGTGGATTGGTCCGTCTTCGATGCGGCCGTTCGTAGATCAGTGGCCGGAGGATTCGTTGGTACTTCGACAGGTCAAGGCCAACGGCAACCCGATGCGGGCAGTTTATCACCCCTGGAACTTTCGGGGCTGGTGGGATTTCGGCACCGGGGCACTCGGTGATATGGGCTGCCACCATTTCAACCACGTCTTCCGAGCCCTCAAGCTTCGATATCCCACGAGTGTTAGCGCCAATGCCAGCCAAGTCTTCGCCGAATCGGCGCCGCTGGCTTCGGTGGTGACCTACGAATTCCCGGCGCGCGACGGTATGCCGCCGCTGCGGCTGGTGTGGTACGATGGTGGGCTCAAACCGCCTCGACCGGCCGAACTCGAGCCCGGACAGGAACTGCCCGACTCGGGCAACATGTACATCGGCGACAAGGGCGTGATCTTGGGTAGCCGTATTCTTCCTGAGGAGAAGATGAAGGCGTATGAGCTGCCGCCCAAGACGCTCGAACGCCGCTCCGGCACCTGGGGCGAATGGGTCGAGGCGATTTGCGGCGGACAGCCTGCCGGCTGCCACTTCGGCTGGGCCAGCGTCCTGACCGAGGCCGTCCTGTTAGGTAACATCGCCATCCGGGAAGACCGCCGTCTCGACTGGGACGCGCAGAAGATGCGTTTCACAAACCACGAGCCAGCCAATCGCTATGTGGATGAGCCGTATCATAACGGATGGTCGTTGGAATCCTGACACAACCCGTGCTGAACCGCCGACACCCTACACATGAGCTCTCGGCCTGTCGAGGACACCTGTTCCTGTCGAGCACCGATCGGACCGCCTCGCGGGGCCGAATTCGTGGGAAACCGGTCGATCCCCAGAGGTGCTGCGGTTAACGGGCCGATGGGTGGCAGGCAAGCGCTTTCGTTAGACCAGTGCGCAAGTCAAGGTGATGACGATACTTGCACTCGGGTATTATTTGCCCCCTACGCCGAATTCTCCAAGCAGTTGGTGACGCGCAAGCAGGATTCTGATAACATCAAGCCTATGGGATTTCCCCGTTTCTGGGCAAAGGCAGTCTTGGGCAGTGCTTCGGAAAGGACGTGACCATGATGCATCGGCATGTAGATATACAGCTGTCCAAGCCGAGGCATGATGGGACATCTCTGCATCGACCCGTGATTGCGCTGACCGTGTTGCTGAGCGTGGTGGTGGCGGTTGAGGCCCATGAGGCTGAGGTCGATAGCCGGCTACCTTTGCCGCCGGTGATCGGCGCGTGGTTCTGGACAGAAAAAGACCTTGAAGCGGAGGGTTACAGGTCCTTCCTCGATGCGACGGCCACGTTTTCGCCGTACACGTGTCTGTCCACCTCATGCCGCCGGATTGAGGTTGTTGATCCATACTACCATACCCAGGTCGACAAGGCCGTGCGCTACGCCGCGGAGCTCGGGTTCGAAGTCGCTCTCGAGTTGGACATCCGCCTGGCGCGGCAGGCCTTTCGCGACAAGTACCCCGACGAGCAACAGGAGGAACTGGTGTTGCGATTCGTCGACTTGCCCGACGACCAGTCTGCCGAGGTGACCTTCCAGGGCGTCGACACGCGCGACCACATGAACGGTAGCCTGCCGAGCTATGAGTGCCTGGCCACGCGGCTGGTGCGGGTCTACTCGTTCGTCCGAGGTGAAGATGGCATCGACCCGGCCAGCGTGCGGGACATCACCGCCGTCGGCGTCACGGCGACCGCCGATGGGCCGCGAAAGCTCACTGTGCGGTTGCCTGCCCTGTCGGATCGCAGCGCCTGCGTGGTCGCATCGCACACGTACCTCACGCCCGACGTCTTCGCGCCACACTTGATCCAGTACCAGCGAGGCATCGTCCAGCAGTACAGGGACGTGCCGCTGGCCGGTATCATGAAAGACGAGTGGGGCTTCCCGCCGGACCACTCGGGCAACCCGGCGCACGACCGCTACTGGTACTCGGCTGCGATGGCCCGCGCGTACTCTGAACGCTCCGGCGGTGGGGACCTCATCCGCGACGCGCTGCTGATGTGCGCCGGTGAGAAAGACCGGCAGCGCGAGCGGTTGGTGGCGATCAACCGCTACCGTACGATGTGCCGCCGGCGCAACGCTGCCATTGAGGACGACTACTACCGGGCTGGGAAGGAGGCCTTCGGCAAGGACGCCCTCATCGTCACGCACGCCACGTGGACGCCGTATCCGGGGCCGCAAGAGTTCCGCAAGAACGGCCTGTCGTGGTGGCAGGCAACACACGACATCGGGCAGACCGACGAATCGACGCCGTTTCCGTGCCGGACCTCGCTTGCCAAGCGATGGGGCTACCCGCTCTGGTACAACCAGTTCTACGCCCGCGAGACCGAACCGTACGTGCGTGAGCTGTGGTCCGGTGTGCTCGCTGGCGGACGGCTCAACGTGCACCCGCTCTATCCGCGCGAGGACCTCAAGGCTGGCCAGCGCGAGACGCTGCTGATGCAGAGTGACCTCATGGCCGGAATGACGCGGATTCGCATGCTGGACTTCATCACACGCGCCCCGCTTGACTGCCCGGTGGCCGTGGTGTTCGGCCACGCCTGCGCGATGAACTGGGCTGGGCCGTCGTATAACCGCGTCGGCATGGAGATCGCCTCTGCCCTCTGCGCCGAGGGCTACCCGACGGACCTGATCCCGTCGAGCTTGGTCGAGGATTCCGTATTGCAGATCGACGATGATGGGTATATCTGCCTTGGGCCACAGCGTTACCGCGCCGTCGTGCTCTATCGGCCGGAGTTCTGTGGACAGCGCGAGCTGATGTTCTTCGGCCGTGCTGCCCTCGGCAAGACGGCGATCCTCCAGGTTGGCGCATGGACGTGCGACGCGGAGGCCCGGCCGCTCGACGGGGCCAGGCGATTGGGCGACAAGGTGCAGCACTTCGACGACGACAACGCCTGTGCGGCCGCGGTCAAGCGCCGGCTCTCCGAGGTCGACGTCCCGCGCGTTACCGGTTGGACCGGCAACGCCACGCGCCCGTGTCCGCCCATCGCCGGCTTTGCCGCCCTGACCGACGGCACGTATATTCGTACAGCGGGGCGGGATCACCCCGGCGGCGATCCGATCTGCGAAACGTTCACCTGGCAGGGGCACGCCGTCGAGATCGATGCTATCGGCATCGCCGCCATCCGCTTCGACGCTGCTGGCAAGGTGATGGCATTCGCGGCTGGGGGGCTCAAACGCGTAAAGGCCGGTCCCCTGGAGATCGAGCTTCCCGAACGGGCCGACGTGGCCTTCAGCCGCGAGCCGGGCGGTGCCTGCGAGGGCGTGATTCAAGGGCTCTCGGGCGATACTCCCGCGCCGCTGCGAGCGATCACGACCTGCTGGCATCATCTGGCTATGCCCAAGCCGTACGCAGAGGGTGCCACACAGAAATGAACGGATCATCTGGGAAATCCGGGGTCACTGATCTGGCGTAGGGTGCGCAAATTCATCGGCGCGTAACTTGCGACGTTTCCGACTGTCAGTTTCAAGATCGTCGAGAAACATGAGCGCTGTGAGAGGAGGCAGGGTGGCATGTAGCCCCCTAATGTCTATCGCAATTTGGCATCTGTTGTACCTGTCAAGGGCGAATGAGACCATCGTGTGGCGGCGGAATTAGCCGCAAACGCTCCCCGGAAAGAGTCGGCGTGTGGGACCGGGGTGGCAGGGCCGCATGGTTTTCGCGTGTTCGGCAGGGCGGAGATCAGAGAATCGCGGGCCAGAGGTGACCTCTGGATAGACGGCGTCTATGTTCTGAGGCCAGAAGTCACGCGGGATGGGCTACGCCGCGCTCTTCAGGCGATAGGCAGTAGTGCGTGTCTCGGCGAACACATGGCGTTCGATATTGTTAGGGACGCTCTTCGCATCGTGCGTTGGCGTCTCGCATTTGCGGTTGTAGTGAAGGTCATCGGGCCGAAGGCCCTCCAGTGTCATATGCGGCCGCCAAGCGTTGTACCAGTTGTCGAACTTGCGGCACAACACCGTCAGGTGATCGAACCCCTTGATCAGCGGGACGTGTTTGAGCCATTCGTATTTGCGGGTTTTGATGACACGCTCGGTCACAGCAATGGACCCACTCTTGCCCACAGCGCCGAAGCGAGGCTTGATGTTCCACTGCTGCAACAACTCAGCAAAAACATCTCCGGTGAAAACACTGGCCTGGTCGGAGATGATGTGCTTGGGCGCTCCGTACTTCTGCATGGCCTGTTCCAAGGCCTCGATGATCCATCCGGCGTTCGGTCCTTCCAGGGGTGCGACACATACGACTTTGCGGGAGAAGTGGTCAATGGCCACCAGGACGTGAATGGGCCACAGGCTCCAGCAGCGGACCGTCGTGGTGCGCGCTGACTCATCGTTTATGTTACCGAAGCCTGGTCGTTGCCTCAGTAGAATGTTACCAAAAACACTAGTGGTTCATGACAATTGCCTTTAGGAATCTGCTTCTGTGTGCCGACATCTCCATTGGATCAAGGATGATTTGAAGGAGAACGGCTATGCAGAAGAAGTATGTGGTGCGGCTCACCATGGCAGAACGTACCTGCCTCGAAGCGATGGTCAAGAAAGGCAAGGTGGCGGCCTACAAGATCAAGCATGCCAACATCCTGCTGGCGGCCGATGTAACCGGGCCGGCGTGGCCGGATCGGCAAATTGCCGAGGCCTTGTCCTGCCATCCCCGCAGCGTCGAGAATGTGCGCCGGCGGCTCGTTCTGGAGGGCTTGGACGCGGCCCTCGAACGCAAGAAACAGGTTCGTCCCTCCCGCCCACGGACGCTGGATGGCCAAGGAGAAGCGAAGTTGATTGCCTTGGCCTGCAGTTCGCCGCCGGAAGGCCGGGACCGTTGGACGCTCAAACTCTTGGCCGATGCCCTGGTCGAACTGGAGGTGGTCGAGGCGATCAGTGACCAGACGGTGCGCCGGACACTGAAAAAAACGAACTGCGTCCGCATCTGCAGGACTGTTGGGTGATTCCGCCCGAGGCCAATGCCGAGTTTGTCGCCTGCATGGAAGACGTGCTGGATTTGTACGAACGCCCGTACGATCCGAAGCGTCCGATCGTCAATATGGATGAGCAGCCCGTGCAACTGGTCAAGGAAATCCGCCAGCCCCTGTCGGCTCGACCCGGTCAGCGGCGACGCTATGATCACGAGTATGAGCGGGCCGGCACGGCGTGTGTCTTCCTGTTTGCCGAAGCGTTGCGAGGCTGGCGGCAGGTCCGCGTTCGTCCTCAGCGAACGGCGGTCGATTGGGCTCAGGAGCTTGCCGCGTTGCTGGAAGATCGCTACGCCCACACCGAGAAGGTGATCGTGATCTGTGACAACCTCAATACCCATACGGTCGCTTCGTTCTATAAGGCGTTCCCCCCGGAAGAGGCGCGTCGATTGGCCCAGCGGGTGGAAATCCATTATACGCCCAAGCACAGCAGTTGGCTCAACATCGCCGAATGTGAGTTGAGCGTGCTGGCACGCCAATGTCTTCGCTCGCGGACGCCGAGCGTGCGGGCCTTGGTCCGTAAGGCGGCCCCGTGGGCTCGTGACCGCAACGCGCGTCAACGCGGGGTGGACTGGCAATTCACCACGCCAAACGCTCGAATCAAACTCAAACGCCTATACCCACATGTGCAATTGTCATGAACCACTAGCGGTGATCAATTAAGGTGATCCTGCCGTCTTTGTGTGGATCAAGACCGACGCCGCAGACGGGGGCGATCAATACGCGATCCAGCAGGCTGACGGCAATGGGACGGGCCGATCCTGGTTGTTTATCGCCGGGGACAACGAGATTCGTAGCTACGTGGGTAATGCAACGACCGCTTCCGCGGTCTATGTCGAGCCGTGCACAGTTTACGACACCGTGGTGTTGTAGCGCCATTGCCAGCCATGACTCCCATATCGGCAAGATGACCACCTGATTATGAAGATTATGAGACGCTAAACAGATGCCACCTACATTGGATGGAATGTCCATACAGGGACATGCACTCCTTGGGCCGGGCGTGAGATGTCGATGCCAGGCGAGCAGGCCGAGCCTCAACGTGACGACCAGATGCCGAGGACATGGTGCAGGATAAGCGGATACGCACGGCACATTTGGGGATCTAGCCAACATGTGATCATACACCTGTGGCCACGGCCAAGACTCTTGTATAGTCGTTTCTATTCTGGGACGATAGTATTAGTGCCGCAGAGAGTTGAATAGCAAGCCGCACCTTGAAAGGACATCGGATGAGAAGACATCGGATCACAAGGAGCGTGCAGGCCTATCTGTCAACACACCCGTGCCGGGGCGAGGAATCTGACAAGGTCAGATCCCGGAGCAGCGGGCCGGGGTTCACCGGTCCAGAGCATACCCCCATCTGTCCTCTTCGCCTTCGTCGGCTCCTCGCCGCGCTGCTGTACGTGGCAGCGTTGGCTGCGATGGTCGCGACCGGCGCTCAAGGCCAGACGTTACCGGCTGTGCCACCAGGCAATGAAGAGAGACTGATCGGGAAGATATGTATCCTCGCCACGCCGCGGATCACCGCCTTGGCGCAGTACCATGGTCCGTGGGAGCCGGAATTCGGCGCCAACTTTCAAACCGTCTGGCAGGGTGAAGGCACCGAGCTTCGGACCTGGGGCTACTATGGTGCCACTTCGCGCACGTGGAAGGTGACCCTCCCGAGCTACCTGACAACTCGTCGTGACCTCAACTCCCCCTATCAATGGTACGACGACGGAACATACGAAAGGACGGAGTCGGCTGGTCAGATCAGCATCAGCATCAAAGACCCCATCTACGGGTGGACAGAATGGTCGCCTGAATTGATGCAGCAGGAGGCTGATAAGAAGAACCGGGCTGCGCGTAATCGGACGGTGGTGATCGATCGGGGTCCCGCTCCCCAGATCGAACGGAAGGAACTCGACGAGCCGGAGCGTTACTGGCGCTTCAAGCCGCGTGACTATTATGATTGCCGCGGTGGAATGATTATAGGCTACAAATCCAGCCGGATAGAAGAATTTGGCCGCGCCGGGCGCAAGAGCAGCATTTCACAGTCGTACACAGTGTTACTTCGGGTCGCGGAAAAGGATTTTCCTGAGGGCATCAGATTATATGTTCGTTGCGAGAACCCGGTCTTCGAATTCACGGTGGCGGTCAGTAACCGGGATGGCGTCGCGGCGGATGAGGCGGTGGTCGATGAGATTGCCCGGATCATCCTCCAGAGTGCTTTTCAGGTCGCCGGCAGAACCATCCCAGACGAGCCTCAACCAGACCAACCTGATGCGCAGACGATCCCGCCGGCGGTCGTTGCGGCCGAGCCAACCGAGCATGACGAACCGGAACCGGGTGAGCACCGCGTCGGTGACATGGAGCGGGAGCGGGAGCGCCCGAGCACACCGGCGGCCGAACGAATCGACGCGATGGACGAGATTCTCCGGGGTGTTGAGGATGAGCTGTCGGGACGATTACTCGCCATCCGGTTGCTGAGCGACGAGATCAGGAAGCTTCAAACAGAGATCAAGCGTTGGCAGGCCGCGAAGAAAGAGTACAACCAGGAAGCGACCCAGGCCAAGGCGAGCGAGCGGCTGCGTAAGCTGGTGAACGACCTGAAGCAACTGGTCGGGGCGCGAAATGAGCTCATCGCCGAGTTGCGTCAAGTGATGAACGACACCGTGGGAAAAGTCGAGAAGGTGTACGACTCCTACGGGTTCGGTGAGCTTGACTTCAGCGCTGCGCTGCGCGTTGAGGCCGCCCGCGCGCGACGCGGCATGCTGTTTGCCCAGATTGAGATGGTGCAGGGCAATGGAGCGGGAATCCGACGCGAGGCCGTGCAGATACGCTCGATTCCGTCGATGCAGGGCGCTTCGTACTACCTTGAGGCGATGGGGTATGCTATGGAAGGGCAGGTCGTCGACGCGCTCGAGACCATTCGCAGCGCACGCCGACGAGGCTACACCACCGGGGCCGGGGTGGCGTTCGAGGAATATGAAAGAGACCTTGAGATCGCCGTGCTCCGGGCGATCCAGGCTGCGGCGCTCAACGAAGCCGCTCGCGTACACAGTGACAACGAAGCGTGGATCGGTTCAAAGGCGCGGACCGACGCCCTGCCCGAGGAAAGCTCCTGGGAAAGCTACGCGATCATGACGGCCCAATACGGCTGGTACGATGCCGTATCCGGGACTCTGGTTGGAGCGGCCGAGGCGGACGCCCGTGAGGAACAACTGGGTATAGAACTGGACGACTTGTCGTCGACTCACGTGGGCCTCAGTATCCTGGCGAGCCTGCGTCAGAATCACACGCTGGCCGAAATCCGTGAAATGGACGGGGACGCATTCCGACAGGCCGTAAGGGAGCGATGGGACCGTGAGCTTTCCCAGGAGGAGGTGCGCCAGTACCGCCAGTTGCTCATGCACGTCATGCAACTACCCGACGTCAAAACGTTAGTGAGTGGGGAGCCCCTGACGGCGCAAGATGTGTTGTCCGAGCCCGTTCTTCAGCGGATCAAATCCAGCTGGGAGACGTCGCTACATTACATGTGGTATCGGCCCATGGAGATTGGGGCGGATCTGGGCAACTTGATAACCGGTCGGCAGATGTTCTTCACGTTTGCCGGTAGCGCGGTGTTGACCCGTGTGGGTGGTTTGCCCATGGGCTCCGAAGCCGCCGCTAAGGCACTGGCGGGCGCACCTACGGTCAGCCAGTTCTTTGCCATGTCGCGCCCTGTGCAAAAGGCCACCGAACTGCTCATGCGCAACCCCAGTACGGCCAGCGCAATCCAAGGCTTGGCAGCAATCCACGAATGGGGGCAACAGAGCTTTGGGCGCACCCTCGCGGTGTTGGGGGGACAGGTGGCGCTCAGTTCCGGAACGTCGTACTTGGCCCAGCAGTACATCGGCGAAGAGGCTGTGCTCCTGATCGACGTGTTGGGCGTTATTGGAGCCGACTCCACCGAGTTCTACCACGATGCACTCAACGCCCTGAACAACGCGGGCGTGCAGACGGCCACCCAGGCCACGAAGATGGCCGGGAGGATGGCGCAGCAGGCGCAGCAGGCGCGCCGGATCATCGGTCAAACCGACGAAGTTGCGGGACAAATCTCCCGGATGATCAATACCTCGACGGGGCAGGAGGCGTGGGAGGCGCTGGGGCGACAGATCAGCGAACTGGACGAGGTACCCGAACAGATGCGTCTCGGTCTGCTCCAGGTGGCCGAACACGGGCGCCGTGGACGAGTGGATATCGCGCGACAGATGCTGGACGATTACCAACTGGCCAGCCAGGACATCATGCGGCGGGTCGACGCGCAACTGCGGGGTGCCGAGCAGGTCAGAGAGCTGGCCCCGCGGTTACCCTTGGCTCGGTCGAACCCCTCGGACGATGTTGCCAGGCAGTCTGAGCGGATGAAGCGGGTGGCCCTGGAAGGGCCGGGTGAACGCCTGGCCCTGCCGCCGGGTCGGAACGAGGGCGTGCCCATGCTGCCGGGCCGGCAGGAGGTCCCGCTGCTTCCCGGAGAAGTGGGTGGGGCGCGGGTCCAGGTCGACCCAGATGTCCCCAATGTTGCCGACGACATCGATGCCGGCCTGGCCGGACGCGGCATGTCTTCTGGCGTTGACGCGGACCAGCGTGTGCCACTTCGGATTAACGAGCCGGATGCGCCTACGCACAACGCCGATCGATTGCTGGCCAACGACGAATTCACCGAGGCGATGGTCGAGTACGATACGTTGCTCCAGAACGCGCCGGCGGACTCGGCTCTGGCCCAGGAAGTCCGGAAGAAGGCCCGGCTGGCGCGCGAGGCAAAAGAACTGGTCGACTCGCGTCAGACGCTGAAGGAAGCGTTGGGCGATGTCACGCCGCCGGCGCAGGTCCTGGATGGCGATGTCCCGACGCCCATCGCTCAGGCTGCTTTGACGAAGGCCCCGCCGCAAGAAGCCATTGAGCGGGCCGTCAAAGGTGACCCCACATCCCTGCAAGCGTGGATAGCGCAGGCCAGAGCCGCCGGCGAACCGCATCTGGTCCCCGTCTTCCACGCCCAAGGGGGCAAACCCACGTACTCGACACCCTTCTACATCGTGGACCGCGCGGGTAACACCATCGGTGTGGCGAAGAGAGCCATAGGGAATCTGGACCATCCTGAGGGCATCCTGGAGGACTTCGCTTCCCGTCTTGGTGAAGCGCTGGGATGCAATATTCCCCGTGCCCGGTGCCGTGGTGACTGGACCGTTCTGGAACTTCTGCCGCAGGGCAAAACTCTCTCGACGATCAATCCAGATGCAGCTCGCCTACTTTCTCACCGCAAGGAGTTACTGGATGACATGATCTTCAGCATGCTGCTCGGGGACGGCGATCGGCACTTTGGCAACCTGATGGTACGCATCGATGGCGAGGTGGTCCCCTTCGATTTCGGATTGGCGGACATGCTGCCGCAGCATCCGTATCGGCACCCGGACCTGGTCCGTCAGATGGACCTGATGGAGGGGCAGTACCAGCAACGACTGGACGACCTGCTCGCCTCGCCCACGCCGACGGACCCCGATGACTTGGCGCGCCGGGCGGAAGCCATCAACCGGATGCGCCAGAGAATTCGGTCCGCCCGCAACAGCCGGGAGGTTCTGTCGAAGTACGCGCCGGAAGACATCAACTTCCGGCCCGATCCGGATTCGCCCGAGTTCGAGCAGTTCGTCCGTGAGACGATGCTCCGACAACTTCAGCACGGCACGCGGACCTGGGATTCGGGCGACCGGATGCTGTCATCGGCGATGACGCCCGAAGAGCTCCGCCGGCGCATCAGCGAACTCAAGGGCAGGATCAGACAGTTGCGTGAAGCGGCAGACGGCGACCAGCTCAAGAAGATGCTCGACGCATCGTTCGGGGCGGACCATCCGAACCGCGAATACGCCGAGAAGCTGCTCGAGACGCGGCTGAAAGTGATGGAGGAGGTCTTCCTCGAACATTTTGGCCATCGGCAACCGGTCTCCCTGGGTGGTGCGGACGTGACGCTACGGCCGCGGCTGACCACCTTGCAGGTGAGACTGACATCCGGACCGGAACGTCGAACCGAGCACGTACAAAGGAGACTGGCGGCATGAGGAACAGACGAATCCTGAGCGTTTGCTTGCTGATGACGATGATCGCTGTCGGAGAGCCGGCGTGGGTGGCGGGGGCCGAAAGCGAGCTCGACGCGGAATGCCGGCGGCGACTGAAGACGGTCTACGACGCGCTGGTACAATACGTCGAGATCAACGAAGCGATGCCGATCCACCTGTCCGAGCTGCTTGATTTTGGGCTGATCGACGACCCCGCGGTCCTGTTTGATCCTCGCGGGATCGGAGTCGGACATCACGGGCAGGCCCGGCTTTGCACGCCGTTTGAGGTTCTGGCTACAGACCTGGCCGGCGACCTTGTCGTGAGCGACGAACCTTACGAGGGCCGATTGTTCGTGTTGCGTGCTGACGGGTCCATCGTGGTCCGGGCCGTCAATGTTAGCGAGTACTACGGCCCAACGAGCGTTCCGAAGAAGGACGAGCCGGTCGACCGAAAGGAACTCATGGAACCGAGTTCCGGCCTGGGCGTCGTCGTCGATGATCGCGACGACCATGTCGTCATCCAGTCCATCATCCCGGGCTACGGCACGATAGAAGGCGGGGCTCGACGCATCAACGACTTACGGCCGGGCGACCGACTGATCAACGTGGAAGGACGTCGCGTGACCACCCAGAAGGACCTCGAAGACTTCCTGCGTACGATCGGCCCGCTGGAAACGTATGGGCCCATGCGGCCGGAAGTCTACGTATTGCGCGGTGGCGAACTGCTCCGGCGCCGGGTCATGGTGCCGCTAAACGCCATCAACGCGCGGCGGGAGGACACGCCATACATCGTGCATCACAGGGCCCAGGTGTACCTGCACCCGGCCGGGCCCGGGGCCATGGGAATTCTGGCCGAGAAGGACCCCTCCGGAGGCGCGCGGGTCACTGGAGCGGTGAGCAGCGAAGCGACCGCCAAGCTTCGGATCGGCGATGTAATTACGCATGTCGAAGACACGCCCGTCGACGATGTGGACGGGCTCAACGAGCAAATCCGGCTCCATCCCGCCGGCATGCTTGTCAACCTCCGCGTTGTTCGCGAGGGCGTCGAATCAATGACCGTCAAGTTCAAACTCCAGCCAGCAGACGCGCAGGCGGTCGCGCGCGGTCGATTCGAAATCCACCGTGGCCGGCTCGAAGCCGACGCGGCGCTCGCACACGCCTCCGGGCAACTGACGACGAGCGTTTTGGTGATGCTGGAAGAGGCCCAGGGTCCGGAGGCCGCGCTTCGCTGGGCGAACCAGGCTGTAGCCAATCCATCGCCCCAGCAGCAACTCGAGATGCCGCAGATTCTGGAGGCCCGAGCGGACCTGGCGGCCAAGCTCCGACGAATCGAGGAAGCAGTCGTCGGATATGACCAGGCCGCCCAAGCTTGGGGTATCCCCATGGGCACGTGGGGTGCACGTCGCAAGAAGGCGGTGATGCTAATCGAGTCCGGACGCCTTGACGAGGCCAGGCGTCTAACACGGTCGTGGAACCTGAGCGAGGAAACCCACGCCCGCCAGGCAGCTATGGACGTTGCGTACATGTATGCTGCCTTCGGAGATCAGGGTGAGGCGAGGCGTCTTTTGGAGAGTCTCCAAGCCATCGCGGACACACGAGAGCAGGCCACATCCATGCTACAGAACCTACGTTCAGTCCCGCCCATGCCGCGGTCAGCGGCCTCGCAGACGTTGGACAGCGAGGTGGATCAACTGATTTCAGAGATGGTTATGGCCGCCAGCGCCAACGAGGTCGAACGGCTCGATGGCTTGCTCCGCCGCGCATTGATGGGGCCGGACGTCCTGGGCCGGGAAGTCACCTCGCCCCTGATGATCGCCGCGGCTCGAGGCCATGCCCAAGCTATCACCAAGCTCCTGAACGCCGGGGCCGACGCGAACCAGCGATACGGCGGCTGGCACAGCCGAGGCAACACGCCATTGGTTTTTGCCGCCGAGGCGGGCCACGCCAATATCGTGTATCTGCTGATCCAGAGCGGTGCGGATGTCAACTGCGCGGGCGGGAAGGGCCAAACGCCTCTGATGGTTGCCGCGGCGCAGAAGAAGACGGCCGTTGTGCGCGAGCTGCTCCAACACGGTGCCGACGTGAACAGAACCGTGATCGAGCGAGATGGGGTGCCGTACGGTGGGTATACAGCCCTGATGGTCGCGGCCAAGAATGGGCACGAGGATATCGTGCGAATGCTGCTCGAGAACGGCGCCAATCCGGAGTTGCGGGGCACGGACGGCATGACAGCCCTCATGCTTGCCGAAACGGCGGGCCACACGACCGTGACGAACCTCTTGACTACCTCTCAGCGATGACGCCCGGCGGCATCAGGTAGGTTGGCACACGTGGTGATCGCAGAGGACCGCCAGAGGCTCTGGAGGCAACATGCTGAATGCGTTTGTCGGCACCCGGCGCCACGCTTCGAGGCCCAGGCCATGAAGAAAGGAATCGAGAAGTCGGCCCTCAGAAGCTCTTCTCTGCCAACAGCAGTTCCTGTGGAAATCGGCATGCAAAAGGGACCCACCTCGGCGCCGCATTGGGGCCCACCCGAGGCGCACTATATCCTGAATCGCCGACACACGGACAGAGTAAGAAGATGCGGCCTCGGTGGTCTTAAATGGCGAAGATGGAGCGACGGATTCAATGAACAGGTCTGGGGGCTTGCGAAAAGGGGCTGACAGATTTCTCGACCGTCAGCCCCTACACCTTCGTCAGATGGGTGAGATATGTCAGGGTCTCACCGCCCGGTTATCCCGGGCGACTCCGTTCACGTGATGCCGGCAATCCATCGCGACGTCCTTCCGTATCCATAACTACCGAACTGACAGAACGTTGAGGAGGAATCGATTTCTCGCTTGAATCAGGGTCGTCCTACCTGCTACAATGCATATGTCAGTGTCAGCTATGCTCGCCTGCATTTGGCTTTTTGGTGGTGTTTGTGTCGCCCAGAGAGGAGCAAGCACGCGTAGGGTTGTAGCGACAGACCGAAGCGTATTCTCCACTTGATTCAGAGCGGTGCGCTGTTTTTGCGCGCTGTGGCCAGGCGGCGCAGCACCGCGTTGGTCATGCCGGGGTTCGCGCGCGGGCGGGGCCTTCGAATACGTTGTGGACAGATAGGGGCTCTTGGTTTGCGGGCCGAGGCGACAAAACATCTCATCGTGTGAAGGAGGATTATCATGTGTGGAAGATTGATCTGTCTGGTTTCTTTGACTTTTGCTTTGGGGTCGGTTTTTACCGGCGCGAGCCATGCGGCTGACCCGGGTCTTGTCGGCTGTTGGATGTTCGATGAGGGCTCCGGGACCACCGCCTTTGATTCAAGTGGCAACGGCAATGACGGCACCCTGGTCCTAGCTGATGGTGCTGTCTCCCCTGCCTGGGTCTCGGGCAAATACGGCTCCGCCTTGAGTTTTGATGGGGTGGATGATTATGTTGCGCTCACAGCACAGCCTCCTATCACGAATGGATTTACGTTTACTGCATGGGTGAGAAGGAATGGTGACAGTCCTTCAACTCAAGAGGTATTCAACAACCATCGATTCTTCCTGAGAACAATGCCAGAAAATGAGAATTCGAATAATCCGTTTGAAGCATTTGTTAATTTGGCCGATGGTTCTGTGGAACCAAGAGCGCAGAGCAACGTGGCTTCTACCGTAGGACAGTGGTTTTTCGTTGCTGCAACTTGGGATAAAACTACACTCAGAATATACGTGGACGGCGAACTGAAAGGTAGTTCTACAAGGTCAGGAGAGTTATCCTCTACGACCGTAGAAGCTCGCATCGGAAGGGGTGAACAAACAAACGTGAATGCCAATCCTTTCAACGGTCTCATCGACGAGGTCGCCTTATTTGATGTCGTTCTGGAGGCTGAGGATATTGAAGCGATAATGAACAATGGTCTTGCGGGAATCATCCCCGGCCAACCGTTCGCGATTCATCCCAGTCCGGGTAATGAGGCAACCGATGTGCTACGTGATGCGGATCTCAGCTGGTCGGCCGGTGCATATGCCGCTACGCATGATGTGTATGTGGGCGAGAGCTTTGAAGAGGTCGATGCCGCCGCGGTTCCGACGGCCTCAGGCCTGGATGTCGCATCATTTGATCCGGGTCGTTTGGAATTGGGTAAGACGTATTTCTGGCGTGTGGATGAAGTCAATGGGGCGCCCGATTACACGGTTTTCAAGGGCGAGGTCTGGAGTTTCACGGTCGAGCCGTTTGCCTATCCGATTGCCGGCGTGATCGCCACGAGCAATGCCAGCTCCGACGCTGGAGCGGGTCCGGAGAACACCGTCAATGGTTCCGGCCTCAATGCCAGCGACCAGCACTCCATTGCGGCCAACGACATGTGGCTGACCGTCCTTGGCCAGGAAGGCGTGTACATTCAATACGAGTTCGATCGCGTCTACAAGCTCCACGAGATGCTCGTCTGGAACTATAATGTCCAGTTCGAGCCGGTCCTTGGCTTCGGACTCAAGAGTGTGACTATCGAGTATTCCGAGAACGGGACAGACTGGACGGCTCTGGGCGACGTTGAGTTTGCCAAAGCAACCGCCAAGGCGACGTACACGGCCAACACGACCGTGGGCTTCGGGGGTGTGGCCGCCAAGTACGTCCGCCTGAGCGTCAGCAGTGGATGGGGGATGTTAGGACAGTACGGACTCAGTGAAGTGCGTTTCCTGTACATCCCGACCCAGCCCCGTGAGCCCCAGCCGGCCGGCGGCGCCACCGGTGTCGATCCAGAAACGACCCTGAGCTGGCGCAGAGGCCGCGAGGCCGCCTCGCATGAGGTTTATCTGAGCATGGACCCGAACGCCCTGACCCTGGCCGGTACCGTCGATTCGGCGAGCTTTGTACCGGCACTGGAGTTCGGCAGCACCTATTACTGGCAAATAGTGGAGGTCAACGAGGCCGACACCGTCACTGCATGGGCCGGCGACGTCTGGAGCTTCTCGACCAAAGAGTACGCGTTGATAGAAGGATTCGAGACGTACGACGATGACATCGACGCCGGGACGACGATCTTCGGCACTTGGCTCGATGGCTGGGTCAATGACAATGGCTCGACCGTGGGCTACCTCGAGGCCCCGTTTGCCGAGCAGAACATCGTTCGCACGGGCCGCCAGTCAATGCCTCTCCAGTACGACAACAGCGCTTCGCCATTCTATTCGGAGGCTGAACGAACGTTTGACTCGGCGCAAAACTGGAGCGTTTATGGCGCCGACACGCTGCTGGTGTGCTTCCAGGGTGTCCCCATGCCGTTTACCGAGTTGGCTTCCGGCAAGATCGTGATGGGTGCGGCCGGCACGGACATCTGGAATGCCGCCGACCAGTTCCGTTTCGCGTACAAACCGCTGAGCGGCGACGGCTCGATCGTAGCGCTCGTCGAGAGCGTATCGCGTGCGGTCGACTGGACCAAGGCCGGCGTGATGATCCGCGAGACGCTGGAGGCCGGCTCCAAGTTTGCGGCGGTGTATGCGACGCCGGACTACGGGTGCCGCTATCAGGCCCGCCTGACGGCCGATGTCGCGGCGGTCAGCGACAGTGGCGTGGTCACCACCGAGCAGACCGCTTTGCGTGCCCCGTACTGGGTCAAGGTCGAGCGCGTCGGCAACACGTTCAACGGCTACTACTCGACCGACGGGCAGAACTGGACGGCGATGGCATGGAATCCGCAGACGATCTCGATGGGCGCGAACGTTTACATCGGTCTGGCGATCACCAGCCACAGCGCCGGCGTCCTGGCCAGCGCGGAGTTCTCCGGTGTGGCGACCACGGGCAACGTCAACGGTGCGTGGCTTGTGGAGACGATCGGGATTGAACAGCCCGAGGGCAACGACGCCGATCCGCTCTACGTCACGCTGGAAGACGCGGCGGGCAAGGCGGCGACGGTGAGCCATCCGGCCGGCGACAGCGCGGTCCTGCTGGCCGGCTGGAACGAATGGCTGATTCCGATGAGCCAGTTCACCGGTGTGAATCTGAGCCGGATCGAGGTGTTCCGGATCGGCGTCGGCAACCGCGCCAATCCGACCGCGGGCGGCACCGGCATCGTTTACATCGACGACATCGGGTTCGGCCGACCTGCCGCTACAGAGTAGTGTCTTGGAGTATTACCTTTGATGCAGCATAGCTTGGGGGCCCTTGCGAATCCGGCATGGGCCCCTTTCACATCTGCTTGGTCTGAAGGCCTGTGCCGCACCGATGATCGACGGAAACCATCATGGAACAGGGCGATGGGGCCAATAACCAAGACAGCAGATTTGCCTTCAGAATACGAGATGAAGACAGGTTCCGCAGCCGCTCCGGGCGTCGCTTTCCCTGCGGAACACCTGGCTGCTGCCACGGGGTGTTGGAAAACAGGACGGGGCATTTGATATCGAAGGTCCAGGGAGAACAGAATGGGGCAGGTGAGGGAAGCAGCACACAGACGCTGCTATCCGCCCAGAACTAACGATGGAGCCGTGGCCAACCGTGGGGATTGGGCCACGCGACACCGAGAGAAGAGACAGGTTCCGCAGCCGTTCCTGGCGTCACTTTTCCGCCTGGACCCCAGACTGTGACCAGTGGTTCTGCTAGCACGGCAGACTGTCAGAGGCCGAGGAGCAGAAGCAGGAGGCGGTAGCCATAGTCATGGGCCTGGCTGGCGACCCATCAGTGGCCCGGCAGGGCAATTCTTACTGCTGCGAAAAGGGGCATAGTTCTGTCCGCACTGTGGCGACCCCGGTGGGGCGGCGGTTGAAGAAGCCGAGGTATGGGCGATGGAGCGTCTGGCGAAAGCTCGCCTGACGGCGGAGGAATACCGGATCGTCGTGCGGGCCGGGTTGGCGGCGGTGAAGGCGTCGAGGAAGGTGGCGGCGGTCGTGGTGGCAGACCGTCTTGCCGATGTCCACTTGGATGCCGAAGGGATGCACGCCCACGCCGTTGCGATGGAGGAAGAACTGGAGGCCCTGCGTGCCTTCAAACGCAGCGTGGATGTGGCCCTGAATAGCGGCGATGGGGCCTACAGGCCATAGATCGAATCGAGTTTTCGATAGACAGGGGGATTGTGATGTTGAGTCGGTGTGGAATGACGGGATTGGTGGTGGTGGCTGTTCTACTGGTTTCGACGGCGGCAGCGGACTGGCCCACGATGGGCTTTGCGGTCAAGGGCGGGGCGCACTGGGTGGAAGATCCGCGGGCGACGGGGCGTGCGGTTGTGGCCTTGGGTGGAGGGCGAGGTGCGGCCCTACGCCACCATCGGCGGCGGCTACTACCAGTACGAGCAGGAGACGCGAGCGGTCACGACGGCGACGTGGCTTGACCCTGAGACGGAAAAGATGGTGACACAGACTACCGACAGCATGCGCCACACGCGGCACGATGATGGATTCTACCCGTTCGTCAGCGTCGGGGCGGAAATGGCGGTGGGCGGCTACTCGTCTCTGACCGGACAGGCGTACGTCTTGATTGAGGCGCAATATGCGTGGGATGCGGACTTTCACGGGGCCGACCTGGGCGGGTGGAGCGTTGTAGCTGGCGTGCGATTCCGGTGGTAGACGGCGATTCTGCTTGCCCCGAAGCCGTAAAAAATACTTAGACTTTCCGGGTTTTTCCTCTTTACAATAGCGGCTATTACAGATATACTATATATAGAATAAGCAATCCATTTCAACCTTGTTGGGAAAGGGCAAAACGATGGCACACGAACTGGAAATCCGAGATGGACAAGCCTGCATGATGTACGCGGGCGAGACGCCCTGGCACAAGCTGGGCACAAGGGTGGAAAAAGAAGTGACGGCGGCGGCGTGCATGAGGCTGGCCGGCCTGGACACGGAATGCGAGAAGCGTCCGCTCTACATCCGGGGCAAGGCGGAGGTGGACGGTATCCCGGTGATCGGCTCGCAGGTCCAGGGCAAGTATGCGGTGGTTCGGATAGAGGACGAGAAGGTGCTGGGGGTGGTGGGCGAGTCCTACCAGATCATCCAGAATCGGGAGTGCTTTGACTTCCTCGATTCGATCGTAGGAGAGGGGCAGGCTCTCTACCACACGGCTGGGTCGCTGTTCGGCGGCAGCCGCATCTTCATCACCTTGAAGCTGCCGGAGGATTCGGTGATCGGCGACGACAAGGTGGAGCGGTACGTGCTCCTGGCCAGTTCGCATGATGGTTCGCTGGCGTTGACGGCCCGCATGACGGGGGTGCGGGTGGTCTGCGCGAACACGCTGGCCGTGGCCTTGGGACGCGGGACACAGCAGTCGGTGACGATCTATCACACGCAGAACTATAAGGACAAGGTGGCCGAGGCGCGGAGGGTGCTTGGCTTGGCCGACCTGTACTACAAGCACATGGAGACCGAGTTCAACAAGATGCTCGACGCCGCCCTGCGGGAGTCGGACCTCAGCCGGTTCGTCAACAGCCTCTTCCCCGACACCCAGAAGGCCGAAGGCGGCAAGTTGAAGGCATCCGCCAGCACCCTCAAGAAGCGGGACCGGATCAGGGAACTGGCTCGGTCCGGTCGCGGCAACAAGGCCGTGGCCGGTACGCGGTACGCGGCGTTCCAGGCGGTCACGGAGTTTGTGACGCACGAACGGAATCCGAACGTCTCGCCGGGCAGAGATCGGGAGGATGTGCGGGTCAATTCGATGCTGTTTGGCTCGGGCCGCGAACTGACCCAGAAGGCGTTTGACCTGTTGAAGGTCCGTTAGGAGATCAGGGTAGCCGGGGCCGGCACGAACCGGTCCCCTGGGAAAGGGGAAAGACGATGAATCGACAGCCGATGAAAGTGGACGCGGAACTGATTCACAACTGGAGCCAGCGGTATATCCATGTGCGATGCGGCCAGCTTGGTGAACTGTCACAGGACATCCGGGCAGACTTGCTCCGGGCGCACATGGCCCATCATCGGGACGGACGCAATGCCCAGGAGCTGGCGGAAGAGGTGGCCGCCAAGCATCCGGGTTTCCTGTACGCATGAGAAGGGGGAAAGACGATGACAAAGGCCGAGAGAATAGCCCGCCTGAAAAGCGCGTTGAAGCACGAACGCAAGGCCTATGGGGAGTGTGCGGGCAACCGCTTCGCGACGGCCGAAGAGCAGAGGTTGGCGGTCACGGGGATTGTGACCAGTATCGAACGTGAGCTGCGCCGCCTCGGGGCGGCATGAGAAAGGGAAGGACGATGCGCTTGTACGAGAAGTACCGACCGAAGACGTTGGAGGAAGTCGTGGGCCAGGAGGACGCCAAGAGGCAGATCGAGATTGCGCTGCGGAGCGGGTGGGGTGGCAAGGCGTACTGGATCAGCGGGGCCAGCGGGACGGGCAAGACGACGCTGGCCAGGATCATCGCCCGGATGGGGGCCGATGATATGTATGTCGAAGAGTTTGACAGCGCCGACTGCCTGACGGTGGAGGCGATTCACCAGATCGAAGAGGGAATGTGTTTCTTTGGCGGCGGTCGCGGGGGCCGGGCGTACATCGTCAACGAGGCGCACGGGCTGTGGTGCGCGATCGTGCGGCGGCTGCTGGGGCTCCTGGAGCGGCTGCCCAGCCATTGCGTGTTCGTTTTCACGACGACAGGAGCGGGGCAGAAAGACCTGTTCGGCAAGCAGATCGACGCCGGCCCGTTGCTGAGTCGCTGCATTCCCATTGAGTTGCAGACGGATGGGTTGGAGCAGAAGTTCGCCCGCCGCTGCCGCCAGATCGCGGCGGCGGAAGGATTGGACGGCAGGCCGGAGAGGGACTACGTAGAACTGGCCGTGCAATGCAAAGGGAACTTCCGGGCCATGTTGCAGGCGGTGGAATCCGGGCACATGCTGCATGGATAACCGGGCAGGTGGCATCGCTAATGGCGTCCAAATGGAGTGAAATCTATGACCCAAGAGAAAGCAAAATGCGCGACAAAGGGATTGCAGCGACTTCTATTTAGTGGTAAAAAGAGCCACATGCGCGTTGTAGATGGCGAAAAGCCGCAGGTTTTTACCATCGGGTACCAAGGCCGGGACGTGCCGGGCCTGATTCAGGTGCTCGCCGAGAACCGCGTGGCCTTGCTGGTGGACGTGCGGGAGAAGCCGTACGGCCGCAAGGTCCAGTTCAATCGTCGCGCGCTGTCGGGTGCTCTGGCGGTCGCAGGGATCGAATACGCCTGGATGGGGGACCGTCTGGGTGGGTTCACTTGCAGCCGCGACGATTGGTTGGCCGGCTGTGCGGTGGTGACGCAGTGGGCAAAGAGCAAGTCGCTGGTTTTGATGTGTTTGGAGCGCAGCGTCAAAGCGTGCCATCGGCAGAAGCTGGCGGAGATCCTGGCGCAGGAGCACGGAATCGGCATCGTCAATCTGTAAACAGCAAGGAGTGCTGGACATTGTTCACGGGGTCTGTGTGCCAACAGGTCCGGGAGTGGTTCCGCCTGAACAGTCAGTTGCTGGCTGGCAGGAGGGTTCTGTCCGGGTGCTGCGGCAACTTCACGATCGAGACCGTTTTGTCGCAGGCCACCCCTGGTCCGGCCGAGATCATTTCCAACGACGTGTCCCTTTACAGTTCGGCGCTGGGGGCCTACTTCACCGGGGGGCAATTAGAGGGCTTGTCCGTGGTCGACTCGCAGTATGAATGGCTGGTGCCGTACCTGGACAGCCCGCTGTCTACGGCGGCGGCGATTGTGGTGCTCCTAAGTGCTGCGCCGTTCAGCGGGGGGCGAACCGCCTACCACCGGAGGATCTTCTCACAGTTCACAGGGCAGTTTAGAGCCCTTCACGAGAAAGCCATTGCCCAACTGAAAGCCCGGCGCGAGGCCCTTCGCGTCAGTCGGTATGTCCCCCAGGATGTCGCCGAGTTCATCAGGAGCCGGCAGGAGGGCGACGTGTTCCTGTCCTTCATGCCTACGTACGCGGGAGGGTACGAGCGGCTGTATCGGTTCATCGACGACATCTTTGCGTGGACCGGGCGGCCGAGTTATGTCGTGATGGACGCCGACGGCAAGCAGGCGATCCTGGATGGCTTGCGGCAGCAGGGCCAGTATGTGCATATCGACGACATGAGGCGGGACGAAATGCCCCTGGTGGCCATCGTCCAGGGAGGGCGAAGCCGGACGGTGTACGTGCATGCGGACCTGGAAGGGTTGCGGTCGGAGGTCTATCGGCGGGGCAGCGTCGAGCACAAGCGGCCAAAAGTGCCGGTGCTCGGGCCGGACGAGGTGGTCGACGGCGACAAGGTGACCTTTGTGTCCATGACGAACCAGGAGTTTGCCTGGGTACGGGATCAGTACCTCAATGCCAACATCATCCCGGCGGACCCGAGTTGGCGGTTTGGCGTCTGTTTGGGCGGGCGGCTGGTGGGCATCCTGGGCTTTGCCAGAGACAAGGGCGGCGTGGAATACTACCTCCTGAGTGACCTGGCGGTCTACAGCCGCGTGTACCACAGGCTGAGCAAGCTGATCGTGTCGGTGGCCAACACGCAGGAGATGAGGAAGCTGCTGCGGCAGCAGACCGGGCAGTTCTGGGCGACGTTCTCCACGACGGCGTTTACCCGGCGTCCGGTGTCCATGAAGTACCGGGGGGTGCTGGAGCTTCGCTGTCGGAACGAGAAAGAGGGCAAGCTGACGTATGCCGGTGATTTCAGGGGTCGATTGAGCAAGGAGGTCAAGAAGTGGCGGAAGATGGAGCACAACGCGGCCGGCTCGAAACAGAATTGATCCAGGTGGACCCGCGGACCATCCAGTTGCTGGAGGTCAATGCGCGCTACATGGACCCGCAGACGTACCAGCGTTTGGTGGAGAACGTGCGACACGATGGGTGCCTGACCAGTGTTCCGTTGTGCTACCGGACAGAGGGCGGGGAGCTTCGCTGCATCTCGGGCAATCACCGGACGAAGGCGGCGATGGATGCGGGCCTGGAGCAGATTGCGGTGATGGTCATCAAGACCCCGATCAGCAACGACGAGTTCATCGCCAAGCAGTTGAGTCACAACGCGCTGGCGGGCAAGGACAACGAGGAAATCCTGGCGCTGCTGTGGCGGGAGATGGAAGACCCGGAGATGAAGCTGTACAGCGGCCTGGACAAGGCGGCGGTAGAAGGGTTCGAGCCGCCGAAGGTGCCGCCGCTCGACGCCGGCCTGGATTTTGAGCAGGTGACCCTCTTCTTTGTGGGGCAAGAGAAGGAGTACGTGCAGAAGGTGGCTCAGGAAGTGCTGCGACGCGGCATCCTGGCGAAAGAGGTATGGGTCGAGTCGATCGGGGCGTACGACAACGTCGTGGAGACGATGAAGGCGATCTGCGATCAGGAGGGGATTCACAACTTCGCCACGGCGATCGGGCTGATGGCACAGTGTGCCGAGAAGTACATGGCGAGCCTCGAACCAGTGGAGGCGGCAGAGGAGTGATGCGGGTGAAGTGACACGCGGCGACACGCCCAACGTCCAGTTGGGAGAGGCGGTTCGACTCCGTATACCCGCTTTGTTGTGGATTTTAGGAAGGGCGCAGGGATGGGACGTAAGACACTGACGCCGGAAAAGGCAACTGCTTTAGAGTCGTGGTGGGAGTTGTCGGGCAAGGAGAGCCTGACGGATGAGGATATTTGTGAGAGGGCGGACATCAAGTTCGGGCAGCTAAGGGGGTGGTTGCAGAGGAATACGAAGGTCGAGAGGGAGAACGGCAAAAAAGAGGGCCTGCGTGATATTCGCACGCGCGCGAAGGCCAAAGGTAAGTCCACGTACGTCCAGCGGTTAGTGACGATCATCGTGGAGTCTCACAATGCGGCCCGCGATGCGCTGGGTCGGAACGACTACAGTTCGGCGGCTCGCCTGATGGACACCTCGGCCAAGTGGTCCGCCTGGCTGATGGAGCGGCTGTATCCGAAGAGCTTCTCTTTGGCGAGGATGGACCTGGAAGAGGCGATGGCCGGAGGGTTGTTGGTGGTTCCCGGACAGGCGAGTCCCGAAGAATGGTTAGAGCAGTCCAAGAAGTTCCACGAACAGGCCACCCAGTCTTGAACGGCTGGACGCCGCTCCCTGGCAGTCAGTTCGTGTTCCTGCGGTGTCCCTACTTTGAAGCCCTCCTGGAAGGCACCAGGGGCGGCGGCAAGACGGACGCCCTGCTGATGGACTTCCTGCAATTCGTCGGCCGGGGGTATGGGCCGGCGTGGCGGGGGATACTGTTTCGCGAGACGTATCCGAATCTGGAGGATGTCCTGGCCAAGACGGAGAAGTGGTTTCGGATCATCTATCCCGATGCGGTGTTCAACGCGGGCAAATACTACTGGCGGTTTCGCGGGGGCGAGCGGCTGTACCTTCGCCATGCGGCCAAGCCGCGCGACTACTGGAAGTACCACGGGCATGAGTATCCGTGGATCGGATGGGAGGAATTGACGAATTGGGCAGACGACGAGCTGTATCTGTCCATGATGTCTATCTGCCGGTCGAGCGATCCGAGGGTGCCGCGCCGGTATCGTGCGACGTGCAATCCCTACGGCATTGGGCACGGGTGGGTCAAGGCCCGGCTCATTGATCCGATGCCGCGCGGGGTGCCTTACCGGGATGGATCATCGGGGCGATGCCGGGTGGCGATTCACAGCGAGTTGTCGGAGAACCCGTACATCGTGAAGAACGATCCCGAGTACGTGCAAAGCCTCATGCAGTTGGATGGCCCGAAGCGAGAGGCGTGGCTGCACGGGAATTGGGACATCGTGGCCGGGGGGATGTTCGATGATGTGTGGGACCCGTCGGTGCATGTGGTCAAGCCGTTTGTGGTGCCGGGATCATGGTATGTGGACCGCTCATTTGACTGGGGCAGCAGCCGGCCGTACTCGGTCGGGTGGTGGGCCGAAAGCGACGGCAGCGATGTCGAGTTGCCAGGGGGAAAGCGGATGCCGACGCGGCCGGGCGATCTGTTCCGCATTGCGGAGTTGTACGGCTGGACGGGCAAGCCGAACCAGGGCACGCGCGAGTTGGCGGTGGAGGTGGCCCGGAAGATCCAGGCGGTCGAGTCGCAGTTGGAATTGGCCGTCAATCCCGGCCCGGCCGATCCGTCCATCTACACCGAGCAGGATGGGGAGTGCATCGCGACGAACATGGAGCGGGTGGGGGTGGGCTGGCGGCATTGCAGCTTTGGCAGCCGCAGTCGAGAGAATGGCTGGGAGATCATGCGGACCATGCTCAAGAACGCCAGGGGGACGGAGGGGCCGAGGCTGTTCGGGTTCGAGACGTGCCGGCAGTTCATCCGCACGGTGCCGGTGCTGCCGCGCGATGAGGTGAAGATGGACGACGTGGACACCACAGCCGAGGATCATATTGCCGATGAGGCCCGGTATCGGATACTGAGCCATAAGGTCGTCTCTTCGATCACGCAGTTCTGAGTCCTTCTACGGAACAACAGCAACACCAGGCGGGTCTATCTGGCCTACGCCAAGTGCAACCCGAGAGAGCGGGTACGGGTAAACGCTATGAACAGCCGAATCGAGGCGGCGGACGGGAAGATCCGGTTCCTGGTGGACCCGGCGAAGTGTCCGCATACGGTCATGAACATTCCCTTTCAAACTGACTGCCAAACGTACTCACTAACACGCAATCCGGGCATGTCCAATTCCGTCTGAGGCAACACATCGCCATCGCCCCGCCCATCCTTGGGCGAATCATGATTCGCCCTACATTCGCGTCGAGATTGTGCCTGAAACCCTTAGTTCCTTCATACTTATACATTTGGGCTTCAGTGTGTCCAGATTCCGTCCCCGCTCACCCGCCCAACGTGTGGCTTGGCGTAAGCCCCCCATCGGCCCCCAAGCGACCCCGAAATGTATGGGTCAAAGCCCCCTCGCGCATAGAATCGATTGAAGAACCTCGATACCCCTGTGTCGGGCTATGGAATAAGGTGTGGCTACCTGTGAAGGTCTGCTGAGCATCCGTACAGGAAGACGACTGCTATGAGGTGTGTATGTGTGGGTTCGCTACTGCTTAAGTTCCTTTTTCTATTTCAACTGCTCGACTGTGACGGAACTCCTGGTGCCTTCCACCTGCATCTTATGCATTGAACCTTCCTTCCATATTGTCACTCTGGGCATTACCGCTACATGGATCTCGATATGGAAATCTGTTTGCTGCCACACTTGGCCGTTGTCCAGCTTGTATATATTGCCATGTTGAAGGCCGCTGAAAACCTCGTCAACGCCGAGATCAAGCAGCTCGCTCTGCATGCCTACGATCCTTGCCTCCACAAGGTCCGCCGTCGATGTGGTTGCCGGCTCTCCCGAGCCGAGCTTCTCACAGAGAAGAGACTTCGCAACTCCTTCGATCAGGACCTTATAGAATTGTCCATCAGTGAAGACTGTGGCTTTGGGCTGCAGTTCCATCTCTATCAGAAATACCGCCTCAGCAACCTCATACAGATTGCCAGACATGGTTTTGAATACAGTACCTTTGCGGATTGATCTTACTGTACCAGCGATATGCGTCGTTTCAGCTACTTTCCACTGAGAGCCCACGCCATTATGAGGTGGTGTGGGCCGACTGCCTGTAGTCTGCTGTGAGGACGCATGCGGAGCAACGTCACTGTCTACTTCAAGGGTCTGGACCCCTCTGTGTCAGAATGCGTGAGACAGTTCCTTGCCGATAATTAGAGTAGAGGGCAAGGGGATCATGAGTATGCTGGATGTCATGGATAAGACAGCGAACCAGAGGTTGTTGGCCCCGGAGAGAGG